CCATAATTGGCGCCGAAAACAAACCCCAGGAAATAGGGATACAGGGAATGAAACGCAAAAGGACATTGATTTAGAAGAGTAAGATACTCCCTTCCTTCTTTGGGGTCGTCCTTGTGCCATGGACAATTCGTATTATTTCCTGATAAGTATTTAATCAAGGGCATATCATTATCCTTTCTTTGGGGGTTACTTCTCCCATCTTTTTATTCGTTCCTTAAGATGTTTAACCACTTCTTTTTTGTCTATTAGTTCGTAATTGGTGCGTATCGTGGTGAAGTTTTTCAGGTACCGCTTCAGCAATGGCAACTCGTCCATAAACATAGGGGTAAACTTTGTGCCTTTTCTTCGCAAGTCTTCCCTGGTCCTAGCCATCCCGTCAATAAATCTTATCTCTTCCGCTGTCGAATACGTCATTTTATTCGCTCCTTTTCTGCATTTTTTCATAGGGAATAGCGTAGATAACCGCGGCCTGGCCGTAATACGCGTGCGTCCGGAAATGGAAGTAATAGTCCGTCAGCTCCTTTTTCATCAATGCGGGAATCTCGTAATGGCCATCAGGGTTATGATACACGTTCACCGCCAGCACGGGCCGCGTCTGTCGCAGAAATGGCATATTGATCCAGAGCGTTTCCAGCTCGAGCCCTTCCGCATGGATAATAATATAATCCATCTTCCTGTGGTATTTCTGCACGCGCCGCCGATGGTTAATGTCTGCCAGGGTAGAGCCAGGGTGCTCCGCGTGCACGCGGGCATCCAGGAAGCCCCTTTTGTCCAACGGGAAGATTTTAGCGATTTCCGGAATATAATACCGATCCTCTGAGCAAACCAGCCACTGGTCATCCTGGGATACACGGAAATAGATAAAGTTATCCCATGATTTCTTGTCCCGACCCTCAAACAAAATTGGCACCGGTTTAACCATTGTTCTGGAAAGTGTCCAGCCGTTATCAAGCCCCACTTCCGGATACTCAAGGATGTAAGAGTAGAAGTGCTGGACCGTTTCTATTCCTCCTAGATCACGTAACTGACGCTTGATTTCTCCGTAAGGGAATTTGGCTATACACACGATAGCTTCCATGTGTTTATACTTTAATCCGTCGATACAAGCATGGTCAGCAATATCAAAATCAATCCGGAGCCGTGTCAATATCTCCTGGGCAAGCGTCCCCAGGGTACCTTTTCCGTAAAGCAGGATTTTTCGTTTCATAGCTTCGCCCCAAAACGAGGGAGCCGTTCCTTTACCTGTTTCATCAGGGCGTCAACATCAATTCCCTTGCCGTCGTTATCAATGGCGACATTCAGGGCATCTTCGGCCAGGAATCCCAGTTGACAGGCACGCAGGAGGCCCATTGTCTTCTCGATATCTTCACCGCAGACGTCCTTGTAGAGCATCCATATCCTGGGCCCGTAAATTCCATGGGTATCCAGAGAAAGCACCTTTGCTACTCCACCCAAAAACGAATCCGGATCAATTTCTTCACCACGTTGAAGCATTTGCGCCATAACGGTAACAGCACCAGGGTTTCCCTCTGCCATCTTTGCAACTGAGCTCCCGATTGAATCACTTAATTTTATTCTGCTCATATCGTGTCCTTTCTTTTTGTGAGTTATCCTATGCGTTTCAGCAATTTGTCTTTATACGGATCAATATTGTCCGGAGCACCATATTTGAGCTGGCCGCAATTACGGCAAAACGGCATTTCTCTTCTTATGCCATGGAGCATGAACGTACGCAGTGCTTTCATGTTCTCCCCATTCCAGATGTTTACCAATGACTCGTTATTCGCATCACCGATAATTAGCGTGCGGCTCCAGTCCAGAAAGCACGCGCTCACCGTCCCGTCCGAATTAACACTCATGGAATAGAAGATGTACGGGCACACGTCTACGTCGCTTACTGGATTGTCATATATCCCCTTGCCGCTTATCTTCACTTCAAAATTGGGCCAGCAGGGGGCCAGGTTTTCAATGAAGATGTAATCACAGTGGTCGCCAAAATCATCCATGAATATTTGTTTGTCTTCGTCGGACAATCCGTCACCGACAATCTTCACGCGCATTTCGCACTGTTCCTTGTGATTATAAAAATACTTAATCATGTCAAGGTACTCGTCTGTGTAATTTTGAGGTACGGAAATAAAGATAGCGTCCAGGCCGGCTTTCACCAGGTTTTCAATAAAGCTGGGTACCAGGAGCATGCCGTTAGTTGTCAGGTCTACCCTTTCCGCGACGTTTTTTCTCTTGAGCAATGCAACCATTAAATCAATCGCCGGATTAAGCAGTGGTTCACCGTCCTTATACAGCCTTACCGTTTTGATCTTTTCCGGAAATTCCTGCAAGTCTTCTACGAGTCCTTTAAACAGGTCCCAGCTCATGATTTGCGGCTGTCGGAATTTCCTTACTAAATGATAATTACCCGTAGGGCAAAACTCGCAGCGCCGGTTACATACATCCGATGGGTCAATAAACAATAGATACGGTGTCGATAACGGGATTACCGTTTCCAGCTTTGTCCGGTTGTCCAGGCTGATCCTGGGTTGAATTTTTGCTTTCATCTTAATCCTTTCATTCCATGGCAATTACTTGAGCTATGATATCCGTCTTCGGGTTATATATCTCACGGTATCCGGAAAGATCGACAACGTTCTCCCTGTTTGCCCGTGCTCGTTCCTTACGCGCCTTCTCCCTCAATTCAGCCTGTTTGGGCGCCTGTAAAGAAAGTATTCGTTCCATCATTTCATTAACATCTTTGGGCTCAATAATGATTTCCTTAATGGCATCCAGGGGCCGGAATAGAACGAGGTCAGATAATTTTTGGGGCTGACTTGTTTCCAGGTACGGCTCTGCATCGACGGCATAGAAGTTTTTGAATCGTTTGGTGGTGCGAATATCAACGGTAATATCACTGGCCATATGGGTGATACATAATGGTGGAAATTCCTCATAATAGTCATTTCTCGGCCGCATATAAAGTATATCCTTATCCATGATACCGTACAGGTGCATCGTGGGGTGATGGAGTGCGATACGAAAAAGGCGGCGTTGCGGATCATCTTCTACCGCTAATTGCCAGCCGCATTGCTGTAAAGTAAGCGTATCGCTTCTCCATCCTGCCCACATGACTTCCATTATCGGATTTTTAATTACGCCGCTATATCGCATCTATCTTGTCCGTAAGCTGTTCTTCCAGGTCCTGGAGCTCGCGCTTAATATTGTCCAGCATTTGCTGGGCCCTGTGAAGCTCGCGCATCTTGCTTTTCAGCTTTTCTTTCGATTCCTTCATAAGCTCTGCTTTGAGCTCTTCCCTGGCCATTTCCGCTACGCTTTTCGCCCTTACCGTTGGTTCGGGTTTGATGCTTTCCACATTGGGTTTGCTGTTGTTGTCCACGTTGTCACCTCCTTTCTATAGTGATTTTAAATGGGAAAATCCTGTGCCAGAAAGTCGAACGGGCTTTAAGGTACTCCTTGTACTTATCAACCAGCTCGCGCTCCTTTTCGGCGTTCAGTTCTTCTTGTGCGATACGAAACAATTCTTCTTTCGTTTTCATGGCATCCCCTCTTAATACAGTCCAAAATAATACCGCGTGACAACCGCGGCGATTCCAATTCCCACTGATGCGCCAAATAAAAACCACGATAATTTTTGTACGAAGTCCCCTAACGTCCTCATTCGTCCACCTTTGTCCAATGTAGTAAATTGCTGATACAGCGTGATGGTTCCTGGCCTACACCCTTTTTGTAACTTTGTCAAGAGATTTTCACTATTGAAAAATTATTTTTCATTATTGAAATTTGCTTGACTTTTATTTTCCTTTCAGATAGTAGAATTAGCCATGATAAGAAATGACCATTTAAAGATACTGCGAAAAGAGGCCAAGACCTTTGAATTGAAAACGCTTTCCAAGAGGATAGGCATAACCTACTCTTCACTATGGCGCATCGTGAATCAAAAATCCAAGGGCTCCGCTTCTAACTGGGACAAGATTTTCAAATACTATGGGCAATGAGCAATGAAGGCTTCTGATGTAGAAGTACGCACTGTCGGACAACTGATTACACTGCAATTTCCGTTTGATCGGGAGTTTATCGCATCCCTGAAACAGATCGGTATGCGCTGGGATGCTATCCAGAAACACTGGCACTGCAAAGACACGCCCCTCAATCGTGACCTTCTTAAAAAGCTGCTTTATCCGGCCGCTCCGGTAACGAAAAATACGAATAATTACATTCCGGCATCCTTCCTGATGAAACACCAGAAAGACGGTGTTGAGCTTGCAAAGGAAAAGAAACGCTGGCTCTTCGCCTGGGATACCGGCGTCGGGAAGACTGCCACAGCCATCGAGATATATCAAATGAGGAAAATAAAATCCCTCGTTATCTGTCCATTATCCATTATCGAACAGGCCTGGATGGAAGACATAAGGAAATTCGCTCCAGGGATAAAGGCAACAAACCTCTGGAAGCTGGGCAAACTTCTCAGTAAAAACGGTAACGGGAAAAAGGAAACATACATCAAGGAGCTGGTGCAAACGCCCATGGGGATAATCAACTTCGAGGCCTTCAAAGCACAGCGCCCCTACCTGGAGGCGGCAGACTTCAAAATGGTTTTCATCGACGAGTCTTCTAAGATCAAATCCAATAAATCACAGATCACCAAGGATATCACTTCCTTTTGTGAAGATATGGAGTATGTCTATGAAATGTCGGGAACGCCGGCACCCAACACGCCCCTTGAATACTATCCGCAAATCCGCGTTGTCGATCCTACCGTCTTCGGCCGGTCATACTGGGGCTTTCGTAATAAATACTTCTATGAATGCGGCTTTAAGTGGATGATGAAGCTGGATATGAAAGCCGAATTTGAACAGAAACTTGCATCCTGCATGTCTGTTATCCATAAAGACGACGTTCTGGACCTTCCCGAGCAGACCTGGAACATTCGTGACGTTGCCCTCTCTCCGGAAGAAATAAAAGTATATCGGGAAATGGCAAAGAAACTCGTTGCCGAGCTTTCCGATAAATTTGTCACCGCTGCCAATGCCGCCGTAAAAATTGGCAAACTTCGACAAATCACGTCCGGCTTCATCATTGATGATAATGATACCGTCCACAATTTCGGGAAATCCAAGAACAACGAGCTGGCCGAGCTCCTGGAGGAAATCGGGAACCACCAGGTTATTATCTGGTGTCAGTTTCACGAAGAGGGCCGGCAAATCAAAAAAATGTTGAAGGATAAGGCAGAGATTATCAACGGGACAATCCCACAGGCTGAACGGGAATCGTCCATAAGCAGGTTCAAGCAGAAATCATTGCAATATCTCATTGCGCATCCGAAATCCATGGGCCATGGGCACACCCTGACAACCTGCAGTTATGCCATCTATTATTCCATGGATTATTCATATGAATCCTGGAAACAGTCGGCAGACAGAATCCACAGATACGGGCAGAAAAACAGCTGCACGTATTACTCCCTGATAGCGCCAGGCACAATAGATCAGATCATCTACCGAGCTTTACAGACAAAGGGCGATGTTCAGAATGCTGTGCTTAATTACATAAAAAATTACAAGATGAAAGGAGCAGAGAACAATGAGTAATCTAGTGGTTCAAGAGGGAAAAGTGTTTGATGTTATCGGCGTCCAGGATCAGGTCATATCCAAACTGGCCAAGGAATACCTGCCGCTGAAAATCAAGGGGATTGACGACAAGGCCGGTTACGAGAAGGTCCATGATGCCAGAATGAAGATCGTTTCCCTGCGCGTCAAGGTCACAAAGCACGGCAAGGAAATGAGGGAGGAAGCTGTTGCCTACTCGAAGGCCATCATTGCCGAAGAGAAACGGGTTATCTCGCTCATGGAACCTATTGAAAGCCATCTTCACCAGGAAGAGAAAGCCATTGACGACGCCAAGGCAGAGATAAAGATGGCCAGGGCCCGCGCGGAGGAAGCACGCATCCAGAAACGGGTCGATTCCCTGTTTGAGCTGGGTATGAAATTCGACGGTGTTAATTACGTTATCCTGGAGCTGGCCATCCCGCACAAATCCATGGCCACCTGGACCGACGACCAGTTTACCCTGGCCTACAATAAAGTTAAGGCTGCGGCGGAAGCCGAAAACAAGCGCCTGGCAGAAGTAGCAGAGGCCGAAAAGAAGGCCGCCACCGAACGCGAAGCCGCTGAAAAGGCCGAAAAGGAACGCCTGGCCAAAGTCAAGATCGAGCAGGAGAAGGAGGCCAAGCGCCTCGAAGCCGAAAGGCAGACCCTGGAAGACAGGCGTAAGGCAATCGAAAAGAAGGAAAACGCCGCGGCCCTGGAGAAAGCCAAGGCAGAGGCCGCCAAGAAAGCCGCCGCGGAAACCAAGGCCCGCATGGAGCGGGAAGCGAAGGAGCAGAAGGAACGCGAGGAATGGGAAGCGAAGGAAAAGGCAGAGGCCGAACGCATCAAGGCAGAACAGGCGCCGGACAAGGAAAAGCTCATGGACATGGCAAATAAGATCGCAAGTATTACCCTGCCAAAGCTCAAAACCAAAAAATACCAGGCGATTCTTTCCACCGCTGTTTCGCAACTCAAGGAAACTGTTAATTTTATCCGAAAGGAGTCAAAGTAATGGAAGTTATCGACTTCGGAATGCCCACACCGGACCTTGTTGAAAAGCTAAAGGAGCTCCGGAAATACAAGCTGGAAATCCAGAACATGGACGAAAAGTCCCAGTCCCTTAAAGAGAAGGTAGCCACCCTGGAAGCAGAAGTGGTTATCATGATGGACAATGCTGGCGTATCCAAGATGAAGGTCGACGGCTCCACCATGTATCGGAAAACGGATAAATACGCGTCCATCCCGACAGATACCAGGGAAGCAGCCTTTGAATGGCTTAAACAGCATGACCTGGGGGCCCTGGTGAAGTCCCAGGTAAACAATCGGGACCTGATGGCGGCCCTCAAGGAAATTGATCCTGATGAACTTCCGGATCAGAGCGTTGAGCATCCCATTATCAAGATCAGCAAGGTGGAAAGAATCGGGCTCCGGAAATGACCATGCCAGAAGAATATATTGACGACATATTCAATCCGGTGTTCAAGGAAGTCAGCCGTAAGCTGAAACACCAATTCCGGAGGACGCCTGAAATTATCGAAACCGAACAGAAGATAGAGGAATTGCAGCAGAAAATATTACAGACAGAATTGTTTGAGGACCCTAATCCGGCGCTTATCGAAGAGTTTAAGGTGGTAACGCGCACCTGGGGGATTCTGGCAATAAAAAACGACATGGAAGGGGGTGAAAAGAAGGAAATCAAGGATAAAAAGACGCAATGCGCAGAGGAATTAGACTTTAATAACAAGGTGCAAAAACCCAAATCAAAACTGTTTTCACAGTTAAAGGAGCAATGAACTATGCCACCCAAAAAACAAGAGCCAAGTAACGTAGCGACCAGAGAAGGGAATTTCAATATTGACACTATCAAACTGCCGGCAGACGTTTCAGCGTTGTTCGATCTTCGATCCAATATGGAGGGAATCGTTCCGCGTTTGCCCCAAATCGGCATCATCCACCAGGGCCAGCTGTTCAAAATGTCCGACGATACCAAGGTGGAGGGGTTTACAGGCATTATCCTGCAGAAGCAATTCTGTAATGCCTGGTGGGAAGACTCTTTTGATGAATCAGGCGGGGGAACGCCTCCGGATTGTTCATCGCTGGATTCCATTACTCCCGATTTCAACTCTCCCATGGTCCAGGCTGAAAAGTGCAAGACGTGCGAGAAGAACAAATTCGGAACCGATGGCAGGGGGAAACTCTGCAAGAATATGGTCAGGGTGCACATTATCCTGGACGGGCAGAACACGCCCAACAGACTCACCTTGCCGCCCAGTAATCTTCGTGAGCTCAACGATTACCTGGCGACACTTACCCTGAAAATGGTTCCCTATCAGCTCGTTTACACAAAGTTTACCCTGGAGAAAGCCACCAATAAGGACGGGATCGAATATTCCAGGATCGTCTTTACTCCGGTAGGGTCTATCAGCGATCCGGAGCTGGCAAACCTTGTCAAAACGATGCTCGTTCAGTGGATGCCGGCAATGACTGGCCAATCCTTCGGCAGCGACGAAGCGTAACAGTTTCGTATCGTTGAATGGTGGAGGGGTTAACGCCCCTCCACTTCTGGAGGTTACGGTCGACATTGAATGTCGAATATTCGACGTTGAATGTCGAATCATTGTGAGGGAATCATGCCGAAGGTATCCAAGATTATCGGGCCCCCTGGGTGCGGTAAGACCACTCAATTATTACAATATGTCGATGCAGCCGTGAAAAAGCACGGGTCGGATGCCGTTGGCGCCACTTCTTATACCAAGGCGTCGGTGGAAACTATTGTCAAGCGGGTCCAGGCGGCCGGATTCGCCGTGCCTACCAATGTCCGAACGCTACATTCCCACTGTTTCCGGTTACTGAGGCTCAAGGATGACCAGGTATGCGAGCCTGATAAAAAGCGTAATTTCAGGCTGTTCACTGAGGCCCATCCGGAATGGGAAATGGACAATCCCCTATCCACTGAGGATGATCGTTATTACAACAACCAGGGCGCTTCTCCCAACGCGGAAGTCTATAACCGCATGCAAAATTACCGTCACATGTGCCTTCCCATAGATAAGTGGGACGACACGACGGTAAGCCTTTATAATGCCTGGATTCCCTTCCTCAAGGAAAACGATTTCTATGATTACTCCTTAATGCTCGAGGAATGCATTCACAGGGAGCTGGCGCCTTCTGATGTTGTTGTGCTCTTTGTGGATGAAGCCCAGGACCTTACCTTACTTCAATACAAACTGGTTCAGATGTGGATGCGGGACATTGATTCCACTGTGTTTTTTGGTGATTCCTGCCAGTCCATATATCGCTGGGCGGGTGTCACGCCGGAAGTCTTCATGGATATCCAGCCGGTATGGAAAATCCTGGATCAGTCTTATCGCATTCCTCAAACCGTCCAGGAATACTCGATCAATATTATTTCAGCGGTATTGCGGCGCGAGGATGCCCCTTACAAGCCGACGAGCATCAAGGGCAACGTCTATCACTGTTCCGAGCCGGATTTATCCCTGCCAGGCACGCACATGCTCATTGCACGCACAAACCGCAATGTCGGCTACTGGGTACGCTATCTTATTGAAAACAACACAATATGGCATAATCCCCTGCGTCCCAAGGACACGTTGTGGAACCCGACAGCGAGCAATGACTGGAAGGCCTACGGGATATTCAAGAAGTTACAAAAGCAGAAGATCAACGGGCTCGAGTTGCAGCACCTGGCGTCACAGATCACGGTACGCGATACGATGGAACGCGGCCTCAAGGCCAAGATTGCCCGCTGGAACGAGGATGAAACGACCCAGCTTTACTCATTCCTGGACCTGTTGCAGCTGGGATTCACGCCGGCATTCCTGGAGGGGAAGATACCGCCGAAATTATGGTTGAATAACAGCGCCCAGTATATTCAGAACATCGAAAATCTTTACATTCCCACTGTTCCCAATGTTATCCTGGGTACCATCCATTCCGTTAAGGGTGGTGAAGCGGATCACGTATGGGTTGACAGCACCATATCGAAGTTTATGGCGAAGAATATCGACGCGGATTACAACATTCACGACGAGGAATGCCGGATAGCGTATGTAGCCGCAACCAGGGCCAGGCATACGCTGGGCATTCTGGACAGTCGCAATAAATACTATTCTAATCCTTTTCTATTTTAGTGGGGGGAATCATGGGACCGGAATCAAAAATACAGCGGAAGATTATGGATTACCTCAAGACTTTGCGTCCTTACGGGTTTTTCTTTAAGGTGCCCCAGGGTAAGTTTGCCGCCCATGGTGTTTCGGATATCGTTGGCTGTTATCATGGCAAGTTTGTTTCTTTTGAGGTTAAGGACCCCAAGGCCGCGGGTGAAAAGCGGAACCCGACGCCGCTCCAGGAGTCTTTTATCCGGAGCATTACAGATGCGGAGGGGAATGCCAGCTGTGCGCGTTCGCTCGAGGACGTCCAGGCGGTAATCCGTTCTATTGACCGGTTATTTTATGGTGACAGGCGTATCAGACGGGAAAAACCATGACACTTCTTGAAGCTGCCCTGAAATACTGTGAGCTGGGAATGTCGGTTATTCCCATAAGTAACGATAAGAAGCCCTACATCAAGTGGAAGGCCTACCAGGCAAAGCGTCCGGAGCCCAAGGACATTCGATCCTGGTGGAAGAAGTGGCCGGAGGCCAAGGTCGGGATAGTGACGGGCAAGATATCGGGAATCGTATCCCTGGATTTCGACACGCCGGATGCCTTGAACGCTTATGAAGCGACTATCGACGACCTGTCCGGATGCCTTCGCTTCCAAACCGGCCGCGGTTACCAGTATATATTCAAGTGGGAGTCCTACGGCGAGGGCAATAAGGCCGGAATCATGCCCAATGTGGATATCCGCGGTGACGGTGGTTACATCGTGGCGCCGCCGTCGATTCACAGCAACGGGCGGGTGTATTCGTGGAATGGCAATATTAATCCCCTGGTGGACGGCCTGGACGAGTTGACGGATATGCCGCCCGATACCCTGTCTTTTTGCAAGGGTGCCCCAAAAACCCAGGATATTAAGGCTGAGGGGGATAAAAAGCCGCCAGCAGAGATAACGCCTATTACATTATCGTATGATGCGACGGGCAAGCCGGAGCTTTCCGGTCATCATATCAGGGTAAACCAGAGCATTATGGATGCCCTGTTGTGGGGAGCGAGCCAGGGCACGCGCAATGCCACCGGAGCCAAGATCGTCGGGTGGCTGGTAGCCGATTATGCAAAGCAGGGCGCCAGCAAGGAGCAGATGCGCCAGCCGGTGATCGACGCCGCGCTGTCCTGGAATCAAAGGAATCAGCCGCCTTTGCCCGACGCGGATATCCGGACAATTTGTAACAGTATCATCGAACGCCATGCCTTTGTGCCGCTGTCCAAGGCTATCGGCAGCGATATTTACATGATGGAGAAGGTCATACGCCGCGCCAGGCCGCCGATGTATATTATTTACGGGACGGGCGACAAGGTTATCAGCTGTTCCATGGAAGAGCTGGCAAGCCTGAACAAGTTTCGGATCAAGTATGCGGAAATGACGGACCTGGTAATACCGCCCATAAAAGCGGCTGACTGGTTCAAGTATATCCAGGAATGCCTCCAGGGTGCCATCCAGATTGTGGAAGAGATAGATCAGAGCCCGACGTTCGCAATCGGGATATGGGTTATGGAACGGGCCAGGATCAACGAAGGTAATAAAATGAAGCTGGCAACGGAAGCCGTTTTGCTTGACGGGGATATCCATATTACCATGACGGCACTGCATGGGTATATCAATGACCGGTTCATGAAAAACGCGACGGAATTTGATGCAAAAAGATGGCTGATGGCGTTAGGGTTTACATGGAACAAAAACTCAAGATTACGGTTAAATCCCGAAAAAAACAGCAAGATGGTGAGAACCTGGAAAATCGCTTATTCTGCACTAGAAACAATACTTTATCCTGAAATCTAAAAATCACGGTAGGCAAAAAACGTAATAATATCATGTGTGACACTAAATTTGATTTTTGTGACACTAAAAGTTGAACGATTCCCATATGTTATAAATTGGTGTCACACAAGTGTCACACGTTATTCGTTAATTATATCATAAGGTTACACGGCAAAATGCTGATGTGTGACAGTGTGACACCTAAAAAAAAATCGAAAAAAAAATTAGTGTCACAGTGTCACACCGAGGCCGGAAATCTCCTATATATATAGGGAATTATTCAGAAAAAAGGGTGTGACACTTGACAGAGAATGTGTCACACGTATAAAAAATCGTTCATGATATTAATTATTTATAAGGATGGTTGTGTGACACTAAGGAAAATAGGTGTCACACGAAAACTGCGGGTGCGCGCGAATCTTTTTTTAAAAATAACCCCCTATATATAAGGAAAATTGGAAATCAGCCTGGATTGAGAAAAAGAGAAAAAGGGGCCGGCCAGATAATCCTGGCCAGCCTGGTTTGATTCAGGTGGTGCCTGGTTCATTATCGGCGGTGCCTAGTTTGTTATCGCTCCCTGGGAGCTTCCGGCCCGCCCGCTTCAACTTCTTCATCCGGAGCCGGTAGGCCCGCTGTTTCCGGTTCCGTTCATCCAGCTTCTTACGGAGATACAGCGCATCCAACTCCGCTTGCACTGCTTCCAATTCCTGGCGGGCCTTCTCACTGTCCCTGGAGAGCTGTTCATCCAGCTCCGTTTTCCATGTCCACTTCAACCCCAGGAGAATGTATTCATGGACCAATTCTCCCAGGGTGAGGCCGCCACGTGCGGCTTCCGTCCGTAGTTTGACAAAATGTGTTTCCTCCAGGTTAATCCATACGCATTTCTTTATTTTCATGGGCCTTCCTTTCCGCGAGTTTCTTATCCATCTTCGTTTTCAGTTGCGGTATCGCGTCGCCTTTAATCCACAACATCCGGTAATGGATTTTTAAGTATCGTTCGGCCGCGTCCTTTGTCATTGCTTCCCCCACTATCCGGTCAATCAATCCCGTTTTGCATCTGAATACACAAGGATAATACAATATGTCCTCCATGATGGTTCCTTTCCGGAGCGGCAAGGATCGCCCCCCGCCGCCCCTGGTGGTTTAATCGGTATATTGGCTCATTACAATATCCACGGCGTCAACATCCATGTAAAACTTAATCATTTTATCCGTGTCGTCCTGATCGCGTAAGCCGCCAAAAAAGCCAATTTCTTCGGCTGGAGTGACGATTTCCACAGTGCCGTATTTTTTCATTAACTCGATTTCCGCATTATTTGCTGTGCCTACTATCCAGGCCATATTCATTTACCTCCTTTGATGATCCAGTAGAGAAGGAAAAAACTGATAGCAAAACAGGCGATTACTTCCATTTATCTTTTCCTCCCTTCCACATGGATACAGATTTCGAAAAAGCGTTTAAGGGACCGGTAAAGCCCCAGTGGTGTTTTGTCGCCGTCGTCCGTTTCAAACCTGCCATTGGCTTTTACTTTCAGGCAGGGCTTTAGAATGCGATATAGGTCTAAGGTGTCGTTTATTTCTTGTTCCGTAGCGCCCCAACGTCGCATTTTATCGACGTCCAGTTCCGGTTTCAAGGTTATCCCCTCCCTTCTGCCAGTTTTTTCCGCGACGACGTTTGGCGGCCAATGGATGTTCCCTTTCTTTCGAATTTCAACAAAATTGCAGGTGCCTTTTTGCGGGCACGTTCGTCCAGCGCAGCATGACTGTGGCGAGGCACTTTATCAACATTGAGATGACCAAGTAGCCTATCGATTTTCTGAAGGGCATCATCAAGTTTCTTTTCAACCCGTTCAAGGTCTGTCATGACTTCACCTATTCTTCCAGCATATGAACTAAATCGAATCCGATCTCGCCTGCCCTTTTATAGACTTCATTAAACTTGGACTCGTCTTTCATCCTGTGGGCAATGGCCATCTGCTGAATTAAGTTTGTCAGTGCATCTGCTTTCTCTAAAGCTGTTTTCGGATTTTCCATTTCAATGCTCATTACCTCACCACAATCCACTAATTAGCGTGCCTATAAAACAACCGCCATTGCGACCTTTCTTTATCTGCCATCCGCATGAACATTTATCTATTGCGCTTCCGTTGCCCCCTCTTTCGCATTCCGAGCAATCAACAAATAACTTCCCTGATCTGTCGCGTTTACTATACTTCGCTTTCCCACCTGCTCTTTTCTTTTCATTCTCGATCACTTTCACCTCCACTCAAATAATGGGCGGGAGTAAACCCTTCACCATAAGCGGAAACTCCCGCCCCCCTCTATTAATTATGGGGAGCATCGCCGGGGCACACCTCAATACTTCAATCCGTTTTCCTCCCGGCCCTGACGGACATTGGCATGGCCTATGCTTTATCCCCCTTGGCATCATTCATGTCCCCTTAAAGCCATCAATCTTTTCTGCTCTTCTTCGGCTTCGGATTCCGCATCATTCGCGCACCAGAATAGGAAACCAACAGCAATAACGACTATAAAAATCACGATGGCGGCTATTGTAAATAATATGATTTTCAGCATTTCAGTAGCTCCATTAACGGGAACATGATGCTGCTCTCATCATGAATAGGTCTGCTTCTAAAAATTGAGCCCCAGAATGATCATTAATCTTTTCTGCAGATCCCTGATAATAAATGTTTGAATTCCAGGAATACAAAAGCCTATGATCTCTTCCGGCTTTCCCTCATTTGTGACAATCTTGAACACAATTCTTCCCACCAAGTGGCCATCGACTATTTCGTTTCCGCCATCATAGACATCGAGTACTTCGGTCATGATCACTCTTTACTGACACAGGAGCTGCACCTTCATGGGAATAACCCAGTCTTCGACAAATACGAATACAGTGTGCCCTACTGCCGGAATCATCTGCTTTGCGGTGTGCTGTGCCATTGTCATATCCTCCCTTGTTTCGTTGTTTTCTGCGCCGTTTTTGATTTAACTATAGACATAAATTGTAACTAAATGCAAGTTTATTTACTCATGCTCGCAAAGCCGCGCCAGTCCTGTGATTCCTGGCGTGAGTAAAGTTGATTTTTGCACGCCTGGGAATAAAGGCCCGCCAAAAATCCATTACCATTGATATCATTGTGCTTTTAGCGACGATTTTTGCTATTGACTCGGCTAATATAGGCCAGTTCTGCATTTCCCGATGCCGCGCTGTTCCAGTGCTGTCGGGCCTTAGCGGGCGACGGCAAGAAAGGCCATAAATACCTCAATGATACTGCATGCCTATATGCAATCGTATATAAAATATATACAGTGGCCAGGGGGAGATAGGTGTGCGCGCAACCAGTGTGCGATTTCCGCACGCTTTCAAAAGGGCCATTTTCACCCATACGATCACAAAGGACCGTCGCAGATCGCTCGCTATACGCCAACGTCGCGCGCCGTTTTTCTGTCAGTGGGACATAAATTTGCGTCGGGCATCATTTTACCCTGTTCATTGTGCCCCAGGACACTATGCTAATAACGTGCCATGCCTGTGCTCATGCGCTCCACCAGTGATTACGCATACATACACGCTTATGGTTTACAATAATGTATAACATAACCTTTCTTATACGACATTACAGGACATGCGCGCCAGGCGGTGGGACAGCTCACCCTATTTGATGCCACTGTTGCATGCACAACACACAGGCGCCGAGCCTGGTGTCCTTGTTCACGGACCGTCGCACATGGCCCCTGGCCAGGCAAAAAGAATGCTTCCCTGGAGGCCACCCCATGACCCGATGCACCGCACACGGGCGGCCTGGGTCCCATCTATCCCTCCCAGCTCTGCAACTCGCAAGTTTCAGAAAAACATTGCAAAATTTGTAACTTTTGTTTATGGGGTAGTAAAGTGAACCGAAAGGGGACCCTGGAGGAAGGGGGGTGGATGACCGCGATGGCGAAGGAGGGACGGAGAACGAAAGACGCCGAAATTTCGGAAAATTTTAACACGAAAAAGCGCGGCGTGAAATTAACCGCGGCCGAAATTCGGAAGGCCAAGTTTGAGCAGCAGCGATTATTGGCCGAGCAAAAAGCTCGAGAGCGCCAGGTGGATAAGTTGGAACGGGAACTGGCCAAGGTGAGGGGTCCCAGGAGCGAGGATGAAAGTGGAGAAGGAAAGGAGGTAGAGGAAGATGCGAAAGTAGACGTGAACGAGGAAGAGGCGGCGCGGAGTGCTTACCAGATGTTGGAGGATATGAGGTATGTTTACCGGAATGCTGGCGGGCGAGCGAAGTTGATGAAGTTGATGAAGGCTGATGACAAGCAGTTTGTGTTCATGGTTAAGGAGTTGATGAAGATAGAGGCGACGTTGTTGGCGACGAAGATCAAGACGAAGGGTGAGGGGGGGAAGACGGACGGCGCGGTATTTGTGGTGTTGAAGGGGTTGAACGACGAGAAGGTGGATTCGTTGAAGATCATAACCGTGGACGGTGAGAAGGTAAATGTGGGACAGATACGCGATGCGATGAACCCGCATTTTGTGCCGCAGGTGGAGGGCCCTAGTGAAGAGGAAAAGCAGGGATTGGAGGCGCCGAAAACATGGTAGGTAAATTCAATAGTGACGAGATAATGAGGCTGGCGAACCAGCCAGGGCATCCCGAGAACAAGCGGGTGGATATCACGGTGGAGAAGATCAGGTCTATCGGCTCCGGCAGGTTCAAGGTGAAGGTTGCGGAAACGAAGGAGCGGTTGATTGATATGAGAATTGACGGCCGCAATTTTATTGTTACCCGCAGCCTGGGCAGGGGAAGATACGTAGTGAGGGAAAGGAGGGATAATGTCGCGCCCGATTTTAACGGCTAAATTCAGAGAAGCGGAGTTTCAGTTTCATGTAGGCCCGTCGACGGAGGCTATTGTCGCGGAAGTGTTCAGCGATAATTATACTATTTTCGAGAAGGAGCTGGAGTTTGAGCCTGGCGATATCATTGTCGACCTGGGCGCCAACGAGGGCATCTTTTCAATTCTCATGGGCAAATTATATCCGAAGGTGAAGGTGTGTGCTTATGAACCCGTTGTGCGCACGTATGAACAGTTGACAGATAATATTGCTTTGAATGAAGCGTTCAACGTCTTTCCCGTGAACAAGGGAGTTGACGGTGCCATCTGTAGTAAGGAGATTGTTGTCAGCAGGGACCATTCCGGTGGTTCAACGAGTTGGTGCACGTTCAATCCCCAGGATCATGTCAAGGTGAACGCGGAAATGACGACGCTGGATGAAATTATTCGGCAGGTAGGCAGGATCAAGCTGCTCAAGATTGACATTGAGGGTGCGGAATATGACGTCTTGTATAATTGTACGTTATTGGATAAAGTGGATAATATCGTCGCGGAGTTTCATTCCAATGCGCGTTTGAGGGCGATATCTCCGCAGTACGATCCGCATGAGTTGGCAACGTGGCTGGGCGACAGGACGAACCTGGTGTATTACGACAGGTGCCCGATGTGCGAGTGAGGGAAAACTATGATAGACAGCAGGGATAACACGATCTGGCATTTGAAAAACGAGTGTAATCATGCCAAGAGGTATTTCAGGTTTCTGATGGAAAGTGTTGAGGAATATGGCAGGAGCCTTGCGGAACGGTTCCTGAAGGAATTTGGCGATAAGGATTACGACAAGGATTACGTCAAACAATACATGATGCAAAAAAATGAGGGAGAAAAGACTATGGGAGTTTTTATAAAACCGACAGTGGGAAGAGTGGTGTTATTCATCAGCGACATTCAGCAGCCGGCAAAAGTGTGCGCGGCAATGATTGTCAAGGTAATTTCCGACGAACGCGTAAATCTGGTGGTGTTTGATGAAATAGGCTGTCCGATTTCGGCGCAGAACGTGCCGCTGTTGCAAAAAAGCCGTGAGTATATAACAGGTCCCTACTGCCGCTGGATGGAATACCAGAAGGAACAGGCGGCGAAAGAGGAAGTTATGGCCGCGATGGATAAATTAAAAAAGCAGGGTTCCCCGTTGTTGTCTGCATCTTCGCGTCCCACTATGGATTTCGGTGATGCCTTGAGAAGACTGAAAATGGGTCACAAGGTTATCCGGAAAGGGTGGAACGGTAAAGGTATGTGGTTGAGTTTGCAGTGTCCCGATGAATGGAGCATGAACACCCTGCCGTATATTTATATTGAGTATCCCGCGGGCCATCCGTCATATCCCAACGGGAGCCGTGTCCCCTGGCTGGCGTCACAGACGGATATGTTGGGCGATGACTGGGTAATTTTTGCGGAAGGGGGTGCTTAATGGGCAAGGAATCCGAAGAAGGAAACAGCAAGTACACGATGGTCTGTACCGGTGGCATGTTCCTCATGGGTGTCCTGGTAGGCGGCAACAAGTTGCTCAAGCCCCGCGTGTTTACGCTTCTGGAAGAAGAGGTTGATCCTGGCAAAAAAGAAAAAGGAACCAGGGTAAAATTACAGCCGCTTCCCTGTATCCCTCCGTTTGCGAACGTAAAACCGGACTTCACCTACCCCGTGCCTAACTGGGACAAGGAGTTGATTGCGCTGTACGAGCGGGTAACGACAAGGAAGACGCCCGCGGATAAACCGGCCATACCCGTTGAACCGTCCCCCGTTCCTGGCGGTAAGGTCATAATGGAGCCGTAGATGGCAGATGAAAATGCTTTCCAGGTACTGTACGACTATTCAGACGTCCCGACGCTGAAAAGTTTTACATTATCCAACAAACGCGTCCGGTGCGCCATGGGGCCGTTCGGCTCTGGTAAAAGCAGCGCCTGTGTAATGGATATCATACGGCGTGCTCATGAACAAGTACCAGGGCCGGACGGCATCCGGCGTACGCGCTGGGCGGTCGTGAGGAACAGTTATGGCCAGCTTAAAGATACCACTATCAGGACCTTCCACGACTGGTTTCCTCCAAAACTATTTGGAGAATACCGCGTCACCGATCACATGTATATTATCACCAAGTTTCCTGGCGTCCATACTGAAGTTTTATTCCGCGCATTGGATAGACCGGACCAGGTGTCAAATCTCTTATCTCTTGAAGTTACCGGTGCCTGGTTCAACGAAGTACGAGAAATCCCGCAAACGATCATAGAAGCCATGGACGCCCGCATTGGCCGGTACCCGTCGAAACGTGACGGGGGGCCCAGCTGGTACGGGATGATTATGGATACCAACCCGCCCGACGAAGACAGTTATGTATATAACATGTTCGAACGGATCAGGCCCGAGGGCTGGCAGATATTCAAGCAGCCGTCCGGATTGAGTGCGCACGCCGAGAACACCCAGCATCTTCCCAAGAATTATTACGTGAACCTGGCCAAAGGCAAAGACGCCATGTACATTCGCGTTTACATCCATGGCCAGTATGGATACATCATTACGGGAAAGCCCGTGTTCCGTACGTTTGTCGATAATGTCCATGTGGCGCCGCATGTGCTCGAGCCTGATAAATCGCTCGATGTTATCCTGGGATTCGATTTCGGTTTGCAGCCGGCATGCGCTATCGGCCAGCAGTCGCGCATGGGACAGTTGCGCATCATTGACGAGCTGGTGTCTGACGGCATGGGCCTCCGTCAATTTTTAGCCAACCAGCTGCTTCCCCTGCTCCGTACCCGTTACTTCGGTATGCGTGTCATGGGGTTTGGTGACCCGTCCGGAATTTCCCGCATGCCAACCGACGAGTCGACGTGCTTTGAAGTATTGCAGGAAAATGGATTACACAATGTTGTACCCGCGCCCACGAACGCCCTGGTCCCTCGTATCGGCGCCGTAGAAACCTACCTGGGTAAGATGGTAGCAGGGGAACCTGGTTTTCTTCTGTCGCCCAACTGTCGCTTTCTACGCAAGGCCATGAATGGCGGTTATCATTATGAACGTGACCGCAAATCCGTGAATAACGAATACAAGCCGGTGCCCGCTAAAAACTTCTCGTCGCACATTTCCGACGCTCTGCAGATGCTTTGCATGTACATGAGCGAAAAGGACATGAACGATAAGAAGTTTGCCGCGTTCGACGCACAAATGAGAAAGCTCAACGAGTACCGGCCGGCCAGTTATGAAGCTGGATACTAACCCAGGAGGTTTGTGTCATGCCAGAGCAGGAAATACCTGAACATATCAAGGTTTATATGGATTGCCTGGAGAAGATGACTGACTGGATAGTAAATCGTGCCAAAACTGGTGATGTTGATATCTCACAGCTGGCCTATAAGTTTGCAGACAATTTAATAACGAGAGCGAAGAAAACCCTATCATAAGGAATTAACTCAGGAGGAAAGCCCCATGGACGCCATCGCAGAAGAAACCCAGGAGAAAAAACGAGATTCCGAAGTAATGAGGGCCTTCGGTGACCGCCTGTACAATCAATTTACCATTAACGAAGCATACCGGCGCCCCAAGGAACAGGAATGGCTAGAGTCGTTGCGCCAGTATAAAGGCTTGTACGATCCCGACACAAAGATCGACCCCAAAAATTCCAAGGTCTATCCCAAGATCACCCGATCCAAGGTAAACATTGTCCTGTCGCGTCTGCACGAAATGCTGTTTCCGGAGAATGATAGAAATTTCGAAATAAAGACTACGCCGGAGCCTCGCATATCGCGCGACACGGTAATGGCAATCGCAAAATCCCTGGTGAAGCAGGATGAGAAATCCGGAACTCCCATTCTCCCGACAGCCGACGAGCTTCATCTGGCCATCAAGAAATTCTGTGATGCCACGTGCGAGAAGATGACTGACGTCATTGATGACCAGCTGATTGAAATGGACTATCCGGAAGAAACGAAGAAAGTCTTACGTTCCGGTTTGATGTACGGTACCGGCGTCCTCAAAGGGCCCATGATAGAAAAGCGTACTAAACGCATATGGGAAGAGAAGACGCGCGGCGATTTTCAGGAAGCCGAGAAGTCGGAAGATGTGCCCTATTACGAATTTGTCCGGCTATGGGACTGGTATCCTGATATGTCCGTAACCGAGATTAAGCAGATGGAAGGATCGTTCCAGCGGCACATCATGAACAAACACGATATACGCCAGCTTATTAAACGTGACGATTTCTACGCTGATATTATCAAGGAATATCTCGAGGCGCACCCCAACGGTGATTATGTCCCGCGCAACTGGGAAGTGGACCTGCAGGTAATCGAAGTGGAAGCCGGCGCCGGTAAATCAAAAGTAACGTCTTCCCAGGGCTCCACCTGGACGGAAGATGCCAGCCGTTCGACGTACCGCAAAACCGGAAAGAAATACCAGGTCCTGGAGTATTGGGGATATATCGACGGCAATGACTTGAAAAATTGCGGTGTCGACGTCGAAGATGAAACCCTGGAGTATGGCGCCAATATCTGGATACTGGGCAAGCATATTATCAGTGCCAAGATATTCAAGGGCGCTGTGAACAAATACAAGGCATTCTTCTACGAAAAAGACGAAACATCCCTGTTCGGTGAGGGCCTTGCTCGCATCATGCGTCATTCGCAAATAGCGATTTCTGCCGGCGCCCGCATGGTCCTGGACAACGGTGCATGCGTTTCCGGCCCGCAGCTGGAAGTTAACTGGTCACTGATGGCCCCCAATGCGGATATCTCGTCATTCTACCCCCGCAAGATATGGTATCGGGAGGGCCGCGGTGTCGAGGCCCAGTATCCGGCACTTCGCCCGCTTAACTTCGATTCCCATATTCCCGAGCTCTTATCCATCATCGACGCGTTCAAGCAATTCGGTGATGAAGAAACTACACTGCCTACCTGGATGATCGGCCAAATGGTGAATAATGAAACCGCCCAGGCGACGTCCGGTAGAATGGCAACGATTACAATAAGTATCAAAGACGTTGTAAAAAATTTCGATACGTTCACTGAAAACGTCATTCAGGAGCTGTACGGCTGGAACATGGATTTCAACCCGCGTACGGACATTAAGGGTGATTATAACGTCAAGGCCCGCGGTGTGTCGTCCCTGGTTATGAAGGAAATCCGGATGCAAGCTCTTAATCAGTTTTCTACCACCCTGGCTCCTGAAGACTGGGTGTACCTGGACCGTCGTGACTTCCTCAAGGAACGCCTGAAAGCTCACGATATTAACATTCCGCTGAAGACAGAGGAAGAGGCCGACGAGGTACGCGTGAAACAGCAGAACTCGATTACTCAGCAGTTGATGCTTGAAATGACGAAGGCTGAAATTGCGTACAAGAAGGCCCAAACAATGGCCCAGCTGACCAAGGCGAAGGATCATAATGTCGAAGCGAACATCAAAGCCTCTACGCCGCCCGCGCCTGGCGAAGACGGACGTGTTGCCGACGCTGAATTGATGAAAAAACAGGCTGAAATCGACCAGATCAACGATAAATCACGCATTGCCGCGGAGAAGCACCAGCTGGAAGCCGCTAAAATGGGTGAGGAAATGCAGGAAAAGAAGCTCCAGGGCCGCGTGAAGATGGCCCAGGAAGCCGCTAACATGGAACATAAGCATGGAATTGAGGCGGCCGGCGCCGCTCATGCCATGAAACTGAAATCCGACGAGTCAAAACACGGCATGAAGGTAAAAGAGAAGGTTGCCACGATAAAAGCCAAGCAAAAACCGGCAAAACCGGCTGCAACACCAAAGAAAACACCATAAAAGGAGGGATTTATGGAAAAAACCGTAGCTCCAGGACGGCAAAATGCGGAAAAAGATGAAATTATCAACGAGCTGAACAGTGAACAGGGGCGCACCAGGGCGGTTACGCTCTTCGCGCGCCTTATGTTTCTCATGATTGACGAAGCAAGGGTCCACAGTGACGAAATTCCCGCTGAACACCTGCAGTTTAACCAGGGGAAAATCGCCGCGTATAAACAGTTACTGGATTATTTAACCAAAAGGCTGCCAACATAAAAATCTTGACAATATTGTAACTTTATGATAGCCGATAAAAAACATGTAGTTATACAGGCAAGTTTTGGGGCCGCTTCTTCGGCTGGAACGGTGGTTCTACAACGCGATGAAGTGATACAGATGTTGAAAACCATGGAAGGCATGAAACGCAAGCTGCAGAATCTTTTAAAGACATAAAGACTTAAGGCCCAGTCAGCACAAGGGAGAAAAGGTCAACTTTGGATAAAATCCATCGTTGGCCTTTTTTATTTTATGAAAGGAGAGAGGGATGCCAGGCGAAAATTCCGGTGATAGAGGGACATTGGAACAGAAGCAGGAAGAAGTCAGCCAAGACTTTGATGCTGTTTTTGACGAGGCAAGCGCCGCGGTGGATAGCGGCACAGCTGTAACAGATAAAATTGACGAGGATACCCCCGCCGCGGTTGTGGAGGATGGCGAGAAACCCAAGCCGGTAGAGCAGGAAGTAAAGCCCGCCGCTCCCCAGCCGCCAGCAGATGATGCGTCATTCGAGCATAAATATAAGACGCTGCAGGGCATACATAAGCATGACAGGGAAGTGTGGGAAGAGGAAAAAGGTACCTTACTCACGCGCCTGGAAACACTGGAAAAGGCCCAGGTTGCACCGGCAAAAGGTGACACGGGCACTACGGAAGAGAAAAAGGCAGAGAGCGCCAGCGATCTTCTCCATGCTTTCATCGACAGCCTTACTGACGAGCAGAAGGCTCAGCTGAAAGAGTACGACGAAGAGTTTGACGTAATCTCCAAGATGGAAGGCTTAAAACGCGAAGCCGCGTTTAAGCAGTTAAAGAAAGAGCTCGACGATTTCAAAAACGAGGTCAAGTCACAGTTACAACCTGCTACAGATTTTGTGGTAAAGGCCAACGAAGAGAGGGAAACCGCCGATGAAGCCGCCCACTTCGACGCCATCAAGGAAGCGCATCCCGATTTTGAGAAATACAGGGATGACGGGTCCTTGACAAAGTGGATTGAATCCAAACCGGTATATATGCAGGGAGCCATCAAGAAAGTCTGCGAAGCCGGTACGTTCGAAGATGTCATCCAGGTCCTGGATGATTTTAAACGCGACAACAACATCGTGACGGAGAAACAGGAAACCAACGTGGTCCATATCAGCAAGGAGAAGGAGGCCCGCAAACAGGCCATGACTTCCCCTGTGACCAGGCGCGGCAGCGTTAATGTCAATACCGCCGACGCCCAGGATTACGAATCTTCGTTCGATGAAGCAATTAACAAACAAGGAGGTTAATTCTCATGGCCATGACAACCTATGGTGATATATCACCCCGTACCGCGGCATATGTAGCAGTGGACTTGCTCAAGAGAGCAATGCCCTACCTTTGCCTTGAAAAATTCGGGCAGTCCAAATCGCTGCCTGGCAATAAAACCCAGTCAATGAAATTCAGGCGTTACAACTCCCTGGGCCTTCGCACTACGCCGTTGACAGAAGGTGTGACCCCGACCAGCGAGAAGATGACCGCAACCGATATCTCCGTGCAGCTGTATCAGTATGGTGGATTGGTGGAAATCACTGATATCATCCAGGATACGCACGAAGATGATGTTCTGAAGGAGGCCATTGCGGTATCCGGTGAACAGGCTGCGAAAACCGTCGAAACGCTTCGGTATAACGTCCTCAAGGCATGCACGAACGTCTTCTATGCCAATTCCGTTGCAGGAAGAACGTCCGTCGTTTCCGTCATCAGTCGTGCGGATCAGCGGAAGATTGTGCGCGCCCTTGAGCGCCAGGAAGCCCAGCATATTACCAGTGTTGTGAAATCAACCCCGTCGTTCAATACGGAGTCGATCCTTCCGGCCTTTGTCGGCGTTACCCATGTCGATATGACAACCGACATTCGGTCCATGCTGGGATTTACTTCCGTAGCAGATTACGGAAAGATAAGTGCCTGGGAAACCGAAATTGGAGCCTGTGAGGATGTACGTTATATCAAGTCAACCATCTTCTCGCCTTACGAGAACGGCGGTTCTGGTACCACTACCGGCAAGCTGACCAGCGATGGTTCCGGATGTGACGTTTACCCCGTCCTGTATTTCGGTAAGGATGCATACGGCATCGTAGCCCTCAAGGGAAAATTCGCCATTACTCCCATTGTCATCAATCCGGTACCGTCGAAGTCTGACCCGCTGGGCCAGAGAGGTTCGGTGTCCTGGAAGACAATGCAGAACACCCTGATCCTCAACGATGCATGGATGGCTGTCTACGAGGCGGCCTGTACAGATTAATGTTATCTAACGGGTAAAGTTGGCCCGAAAGTAACGCACGCGTATTGCCCATTCTGGCCGGTACGCCAGCAGACGCTACAAGTCCAGAACAACGCAACTTATTTAGGAGGAAATTATCATGGCTTACAAGAAATTTGATGAAGCTACCAAAACGGTAGCGCAGTCGCCTCGCAAGGTAGGTGATGCCATTCCGGTTGAATCAGTCCGGAGGGCCATCCAGTCAATATCCAATAGAATCCTCGGTGGAACAGGCGGTACCGGTGCAACATCCGTTGTTTCCGCTTGCGGGACCGGTGCAACGGGAGGCCTCAAGTGGGGCAATACCCTTCTGGCAGTCATCAACGGACGTTTCGGCACCCTGCTCTGTGCTGACAACCTCGAACTGCCCAAGGGCACCCAGTCCAAGAACACCTATGTAAAGTATCTCATTTCGGGTGGGTTCGGTACCGGTGGTACCGTTACTGCCGGCAACGAAGGCACTGGCTCAACAACGGCCCTGCTTCCGGATTGCCCTGATGGTCATGTGGCAGTGGGTTACATGGAGTACCAGGCGAATACCGGTTACGACTTTATCCGCACAAACCGCACTGTTACAGGCGGCGCCGCGGCTACTGCCGGAACTGCGTCATTTGCCAATTTGATCCATATGCCCTACAGCGAATAACAATATATCCGTCGTCGTCCCCTTTAACCTGGCAGGGAGTCGTTTGTGGCTCCCTGCCCACAGCCTAAAATGAGGGAGAAAAAATCATGGCGAAGAAAGATAAGGTACCTGAAACCCCGATGTTCGTCAGTGCACAGGGGCATATAAGGGACAGGATCATCATTCATGAAAGCACGAAAATCCCGCGGGAAGGTATATTTCTTTCCCTGAACGGATTTGCGTTCCTTGCGAAAGCAGGGGTGGAGATTGATCTTCCGCGGCCGGTAAGGGAAATGTTGGATACCCGTATTGAAACTGAAACGTTTCAGGATGAAAACGGAGAAAGTCACGTACGGCACATTCCCCGAATTACCTACACCCTGGTAAAAGCCGGCGTTAATTTGCCGCCCCCGACAGATGACCAGGTGTCTGCAGAAGAAACAGCTGGCCAGGAAGGTTGACGCTTATGATCGGGCAAGAGCTGATTACGCACATGCGGGAAAGCATTCTTGATGATATCGTGCTGCCTTATTTGTGGTCCGATACAGAACTTTTACGCTTTCTCAATTATGCGGAGGTTCAGGCCTGTCGACGTGCGCACCTTCTCATAGATGGTTCCACGGGTAACGATAACGGTACCGCGGCCACTGCTTCCACTGCCGGCCAACGGCCGTTATGCACCTTGACTGTCGTCGCTAACCAGGCGGCATATACCTTGAGTCGTTTGATCCTCCAGGTGAAAAGGTGCCAGTTGCAGTCGATGACGATTCCGCTTGTCGGGCCTGTCACGTATCCTGAACTGGATGATGTGGTGTCCGGATGGATGGGGACAGGTGGCTTAATCGGCACTGCCGGCTCCGGAGGTTCACCGACATATTACCTCAATGAACCTGGGAATACCGTTACTTTTGTCCTGGCGCCGTCTGCCGGCGATATCGCTAACCTTGTCGTTTCAAGACTTCCCCTTTCTCAATTTACTTTACAAACCTCGCCGGAGATTGATGATCGGTACCATGTGGACCTTTGTGATTGGGCGGCGCATCTTGCGTACAATAAGCCGGATTCGGACACGCTCAATTTAAACTTATCAGCGTTTTACGAGAAAAAATTCACTGCCACGTTCGGGCCTCTTCCTGATGCATACAGCGAACGCATGAGAAAAACCATTGCCATGCAGGAACGGATGCGGCCTCGAACCTTTGGAGATTAATAGACCCCAATTAAGGAGGGTAATACCATGGCTATAAAACAGACAGTAGAACACGCCAGAGTACAGTATGGAACGTCTAACCCCAACACCGCCATAATAAGGACGGGAAAGATCGGTGACCTTTACGTTAATACCGATTTGAAAACCCTTTACTTCGCTTTCGGCCTTTCCGGAACACAGTGGGGTACTGCCGGCACAGCGTAATCAGGACGTAACGGAGTGGGGCCTTCGGGCCCCTTCCTTTCACCTTCCATATTGAGGACAATGCTATGGCTGAAATAACAACCATTTTCATGCTCAAGAATACGGCCGTAGGTACTGGTTCTGCTGGCGGCACCAACTCTTCCGATATTATAGACCTGCGCGATATTAACAGGAAAAACAATTTCACCTTGTCTTATCGTGTCGGCGCGGCTGGTGCAGTATCAACGGCAGCTACGGTTAATTTCAAATATCTTCTTTCCTATACGAAAGACGGAACGTTTGCGGCTCCTATTACCGGTGACAAAGGGACTATTGGCACCGCTGGATCGGGCGCGGCAGGATCATGCGGATTAATCGGGTTTACCCCTGTCATTGCTCCTTTCATGAAAATCCTGGCCATTGCCGGTACCAGCGGGACAGCGTTAGTGAGTACGGAGTTACATGTACAGTAAAAGGAGCGGCATATGGTTATCAGACAACTTTCGATTACGAGAGGGGATTCACAGACCTATAATCTGACCTTCAAGAAGGCAGACGGCACCCCTTACTGTATAAAAAACTGGGTGTTATTCTTTACAGTTAAGTCTAATTATGCCTTTCCAGATTCCAGCGCACTTTTTCAAAAAATCATAACTACTTTTGACGATACTACTTCTGGTACGTCCGGCTCTGCAAATATCAACGTGCTTCCGGAGGATACTGTTAACGCGACTCCTGGTGTGTATGATTACGACATTGCTGTGCGCACGTCGGACAATAAGACGCTTACTGTGATGAAGGGCAAGTTAACTATTGAATATGACGTTACCAATTCTCCAGGAACGGCAGGTACGGCACCATGACGACTGAAACTAAAATTGATGTTATTATTTCTGCTGAACGTGCCATTGAAGTTATTTTTACTCCTGGAAGTCCTGCCGGATCATCCGGAACAAGTGGAACGTCGGGCCTTGATGGAACGTTCTATGGTTCTTCGGGCACTTCCGGTACCTCTGGCCTTGGTTCATCCGGAACGTCTGGTACTTCAGCAACATCTGTTACTTCGGGCACTTCCGGTACGTCAGGCACGGATGGTTCACACGGGACAAGCGGTACGAGCAGCATTAGCACTTCCGGTACTTCGGGCACTTCGGGCATTGGATCGCACGGAACATCCGGTACGTCTGCAACAGGAGTAACTTCCGGTACCAGCGGCACATCATCTACGGGAACGGGAAGCAGTGGTTCGAGTGGGTCAAGTGGCTTACCTGGGTCGTCAGGTTCTTCAGGGACGGCAGGTACCTCTGGAACGTCCGGAAGCAGAGGAAGCGATGGAACATCCGGCACTTCCGGCACTTCCGGTACCTCTGGAACGTCGAATACTGCTTCAGGATCGTCAGGCACTTCTGGTACTTCGGGAACGTCCAGCTCTGCAGGATCGCACGGAACGTCCGGCACAAGTGGTTCACCAGGTAGTCATGGTACCAGTGGGACCTCGGGAAGCAGGGGAAGTGATGGCACGTCGGGCACCAGTGGTTCAGCCGGTAGCCATGGGTCCAGCGGCACTTCCGGAGCTGGCTCTTCTGGAACATCTGGAACATCGCCTTTAGGTTTTACATCAGGAACATCAGGCACGAATGGAAGTCACGGCACTTCTGGTACGTCAGGGACTGGCGGTAGCTCCGGATCATCAGGAACGAGTGTTTTGGATTTTCTTGCAGTACAGATATTCTCATAGGAGGATCACATGGCTATTGCATATAAGAGAAAACTTTCAGGAAGTACCAGTGGTTCTCCCTTAAGAATGGTAGGGACCGCGGCAACGTCAGGGTCTAATGGTACCATTCATGCTGCCGTAGCTGGAGAAGTTGCTGGCACATTCGATGAAATATGGATATGGGCGGCAAATCAGGGGACCTTGGGCACATGTAATCTTACCCTGCAGTTTGGTGGGACGGCGGCAGAATATTGCATAACGGCTCCCATACCTGCGGGAGTCGGCCTTGTTCCTGTCATTCCAGGATTGATCTTGCAGAATAGTTTGCTTGTCAGAGGTTATGCTGCGACGTCGAATATGATAGGTGTTATTGGATACGTTAACACAATGACGGACTAAAAATGCTTTATACTTATTTAAAAGATTTAAGGAATAGAATAGCTCTTGAGCCGGTATCTAAAAAGGCTGTTGCTATGACGTCACATCTGCGTTCGAGAAAAAGAAGGAATCTTATTGATCGTGTTACGTTAGATTATAGAGGGCCGGTAATTCCGATAGGATCATCCAAATTCACGGCGGTCGATGGATTGTTTTTATATGGCGACATTACTCCAACAGCATCTTCTCTTGCTTCTAAACCTGAATTGATAAATGGATCATTTGCTACCTGTACTGACTTTTTAGGATATTATGAAGCTATGGGCGCTGATCTTGGCAGTGCTCAAACGGTGAGTATAATCAAATTGTTCATGAACTCATATTTTGATAATCCTACGAGTTGGTGGAGTGACGCTTTTGGATATATGGCTATATATTCGTCGAGTGATAATTCAAGTTGGACCTTGCGCCAGGAATATAATCCAGGACCGTTTGCGGCTGATTCGGGAACGTTATTCCATACTACTCTTACGCTTAATACTCCAGTGTCAGCAAGATATTGGAAGGTTGTGGTTAGTTCTGCTGGCGTTGCTACTGCTCCCAATTATGACAATAGTTATGGTGCTGAAATTGAATTATATTCGTAACAAAAAAAATTACAGGGGGGGAATAAACAATGGTACCTACATCTGATCCGGAACACTTGATTCTCATTCAAATTATGGTTGCAGTCATTCTCGGTCTTGGCACTATCGGTGGAGTAGTTGCTGGCTTGCTGCTCAATTCTCTCTGGAAGAAGGTTGAAGAGCATGATGTAAAAATGGAACATCTGGACAAAAAAAAGGTCAATGAAGAATATTGTGTTACATATCACCGTGCCATGGAGGATAAAATGAAGGATGGCGCCAAACAGTTTGACGACATTGATGCTTGTATGAAAAGTATAGAGAAGACACAAACGCGGTTATTGCGGCGCCAGGACAGGATGACCGTTTGCCTGGGCCTGATCGCACAGAAGTATGGGGTGGTAATGCCAAAGGAAGAAATGGACGATTAAGGAGGGATTATGTCAAGGGACTTAGCAAAAGCATCTCCAGGTATCAGAACTGTTATACAGGAGGTACTACGCCGTGCACCAGAAGAATTTTGCAACGCTGACCTGGAGGAAGAGGTTCGTGTTACTTTTGTTGACAGGACGATGGCAGAACAGACAGCACTATATGCCCAGGGCAGAAAAACTTTGCAGGAAGTTAATACTCTTCGCAAGTATGCGGGTATGGGTCAAATTAGTAATAAAGAAAATGGACGAAAAGTTACATGGACGCTGGCTTCTCGACACATTGTTGATCTTCATGATGACGACCCTGTTAATGACTTATCTCGGGCTGTTGATCTCGGATTATTTTGGCATGGTAAATATGTTACAGGAGAAACAGCGACTGAAACAGCCCACTACCTACGTCTTAGACAGTGGGTTCTCGAAGTGGCTAAACAGCTCAAGGACGAGGGGAAAGTAATAGTAGCCATTGGCATCGTACCCAAAGACTTACCCCATTTCCAGGAAGAGCCGCCGTATTCGACAGAAAGGTAATTTATGGGAGCAATCAAAGTTATATACGACATGATACCGAAGTGGTTACTGTTGATTCTGTTAATTGGATTCATCGCATTGTCCGGATGGTATGGAGTAAAATGCCAGTACCTTCGCATTGACAACGCAAAGTTGGCCAATGACAATAAAATCCTTACCGACAATGCTGTGATTCTCAATTCAAAACTTAGTACATGCACGAAGAGTCTTGCAGCGGAAGCGGAGAATGCTAAGAAAGCAGAAAAGATTAACGCCAAAATGAGGGATTACAAAGTTGAGATATCCAAAATATGCGTAAAGGAGCCTACCGATGAAAAGGAAAAATCCGGCATTAAAGACGCTATTGATATTAGTAACCGTCTTTCTGATGCTGTTAATAAGCTGCGCGCCGGCGAAGATAATTCAGAATGATCTGGTGGTGAATTGTACCTGGCCGATGATTCCTAAATTGTCTGTTACTTCTGCAGATGCACCGGTATCCCAGGTAATTCAGGACCTGCTTAACGATAAGAATGAATTAGTCGGTTATCTGGAAAAGGTGCAGGGCACAAGAAGTTGTTATGATAAATCTTTAAAGGAGAATGGCAAATGAATTACGTGAAATCGGTATTTGCGGCCGGCACGAAGGACTCGCTTATGCGTTTCCTGTCTGCATTCATCGTTTTTGATGTAGTATTGTCATGGAACATTGCCTGTCTTTTCGAACGCAAATTTCTGGATATTCCTTACGGAGTAGGTGCCATTCTTACCGCTGCCATCCTGGGGAAAGCCGTCCAGAAGTTTGGCGAAAAAGGTGGAAAAGATTAGGTAAATTTGTTACAAAATTCCCAGGATAGGGTAGCACCCGAAAAGATGGCTCCCTCACCGTCCTGCCTGGGAATCCTAAAATGAGGGTAACAATCTTATGAGAGGGCATAAGGAGGCCAAATGTTTAAAGAAATTAAAGTACACGCTACAGCAAACGAACGAACGGGTTATGGTATCCATGCGTCAAGGTTTTTCCCTGCGCTGGACAGGATCGCACAGTCACATCCGGATGATTCCGGAACGGTGCACATTACGTTACTGGATGTTGTCACGGCATCGAGGCATGATCTTAAGTTTCATCCGTCGCCGTCGATCCTCTTTAATGTATGGGAATCAACCGAATATCCGGCGCCATTCCTGAAAAATCTGGAGAATTATGACCAGTTATGGGTACCGTCAGAATGGCAGCGGGCATGCTCTATCGCCCAGGGGATACCGGAAGAGGTTGTCAAGGTGGTGCCGGAAGGTGTCGATCCGGATACGTATAAGCCTGGCGAGTGGATTGAAGGAACGTCGGGTACCTCTGGCGGTACGTTCGACTTTGTAACTGTTGGCCAGTGGCAACCTCGTAAATCCACTCAGGAGATATGTGAGGCCTTCATTAAGGCATTCCCGCTTAAGGAGTATCCCAACGTTCGATTGCACCTGTCTGTTGATACCCTGTTTCCTTCTGATGAATATAAATCCACAGAAGAGAGGTTAAAAGCATATGGCCTGGAAGACCCGAGATTCGTTGTTGTTCACTTTGAAGAGAGAGAAGAATACGTGCGGCGGCTACAGAAATCCCATTGTTTTGTGTCGTGTGCGCGTTCGGAAGGATGGGGACTCCCCATCATCGAAGCAATGGCGTGCGGAATACCTACCATCGTGGCTGATTGGTCGGGCTCTACTGAATACGCCCGCGCTGAACATGGTATTAAGGTACGCATCAAGGAACTGATAAAGCCCTTCGGTATCTATCAGAACTGGGATGTTCCTGGCAAATGGTGCCAGCCGGATTACGACCACCTGGTTGAAGTAATGCAGGACGTCTATAAGAATTTCTACAAGTATAAGGACCAGGCGCTTAAGACTTCCGAATACATCCGGAAAGAATTTTCCTGGGATGCTGCAGCGAGAAAAGCCCATGCAGTTTTAGAAGAACTGCATGCAAAATGGAAATCGCTGGAAAGTGTTGCATTAGTGCAACATGAGGGAAAATCTTCTGAGGATGATATCCGTTCGTACGCTGCAAAGCATGGGTTTGAAATTACCAGTATGCGCCCGCGGTCTGCTATTTTTACAGTGAATTGCTGGCCGAGCTCCCAGGAGAAAATGGATACCTTGATGGAAACGATTAAGCAGATCAAGGGTCTGGGGTATCCCGTTCTCGTATCTTCTCACTATCCGTTACCTCCGGTGGTGACAGAGCTTGTGGATTATTACCTTTTCGAGAAGCGCGACATAATGAGCGGCGACGATAAACCCGTGTATTGGAGGACCCGTGTTGACGGTAGCCAGGAAACTAAACAGGCCAGCGTTGAATACCAGGGCGTTGCCGCCCTAAACTGTTTTCGTAACTCTATTGATTTTTGTCGCGGCCGTTATGATTGGATATACGACATGAGCTCTGACATGGAGGTAGACCTGGAGCACTGGTTGCGACTGGTAACGTCCTCCACTAAACCCATGGTGTGTATTCCCTATGAAGGAAACAAAGACGGGATTGGTGGTGGTCTGTGGGCCGGCCGTACCGAAGTGCTGGATAAGGTAATCCCGCGCCTCAATTCCTGGAAAGAGTACGCTGATAAATTCCCCGACCTGCGCTTTGTTGCTGAAAAATGGATATACGCCCATGTGGTGTCGACGGGTTATGACGTTCAGAACGAACTCGAGTGGATCAGTATTGAAACCGTTAACCGGTTTGATAACGTCGATAGGGAAATATGGGATGATGACGATTTTGTATGTCATTTCATTGAAGGCCCGTTTCTGCAAATCCAGGGTATTTCCAGAAGGATGTATGATGTATCCTTCATCGATAACGATAATAATGATTCCGTCCTTTACGGACTCAAGCAGCAAGTGGGCTCCTGGAGCCGTCCGAATGCCAAATACTTCAAAAACTGGACGGTACAGGCGCACCTGGATGGTATCGAAAAGTATTCCCATAAACTGGACCTCAAGGGCAAAAACGTGCTTATTTCCTTTGGTTCTAAAGCCCTGGGAGATACGATAGCCTGGATGCCCTATGTTGAGGAATTTCGAAAGAAGCACGGTTGTAATATCTATGCATCCGGCTGGTGGCAGGAAATTTTTGACTATCCGGAAATTACATATATAAAACCAGGAACGAAGATAGAGAATTGCTATGCTTCCTATGCGGTAGGCTGTTTCGATAATCAGCCGGATATGAACCCAAAAAACTGGAGGGAAGTACCATTACAGAAGGTTGCTGCGGATATCTTGGGTATTGAGTATGTACCTATTCGCGCCAACCTCAAAGTGAAGCCGCATAATAATAAGTATAAATATGTATGCTTCTCCGAGTTTTCTACCATGCGCGGCAAGATATGGAATCGTCCTGGTGCCTGGCAAAAGATTGTCGATTACCTTAACGATCATGGATATGACTGTATTTCCATTGCGAACGAACGTTCTATTCTTGCCAATATCAAGCAGCATAGCGGCCAGCCGATTCAGAACACCATTGCTGACATTTCCGGCTGTTCTTTCTATATCGGCCTCAATCATGGCCCTGCATGGTTATCTCTGGCGCTGGACAAACCGACGATTATGATTACCGGTATGTCCGAACCCTGGAACGATTTCCCGAATCCGTACCGTTTATCCGTCGATATCTGCCGGCCAGGGTGCTTTAATGATCCGTCCTTACCTATTCAACGTGGCTGGGAATGGTGTCCGAGAAACAAGGATTATGCGTGTACCCGCGACGTTACGGAAGAAATGGTCATAAACGTAATAGATAAGTTGATAAAGGAGGACACATGCCAGTTGCCATCACGAAACGCAAAGGTGGTGGATATCAAGTCAGTACCCCCAACGGTGTCCACGCAAAAAACACAACCCTCGAAAAAGCAAAGGCGCAAGAAAGGCTCCTTAACGCCGTCGAGCATGGATGGAAGCCGACAGGCAAAAAAGGTTACGGGATAGGAGGGAGTAAGCATGGCTGATGATATAAATACCTTGCAACAGCGACTGAATGATCCAAACAGTGTTCTTAATCAGATAAGTAAACCTGCGCCGCCGCCGCCTCCATCCACCATGGATAAACTCAAAACTGCCGTAGGTGGTGCCGTCGACGCGACGACAAATGCAGCAAGTGACTTCCTTGAGTGGGGGAAGGGGAAATTCGGCATAAAGCCCAAACCGGTAGACCCTCAGAATATGTTGCAGGGTTTTGGCATGGGCGAAGTTGGCGGGAAGAAACTTATAGATCGCAACGATCAGCGGATAAAACAGGCGGTTGGTGAGCAATGATAACGTTTCTGGTGTCCCATAGAAAAGGGTGACGTATGACAGCAACATTGTATAAGTCCCTGGGTCTGTTCAGCGGTGTTAATAACGTTGATGATCCCGTAGAACTTTCCGGTGAACGCATCCTCACTTCCGAAGGTTACAAATTCATCTATCCGCTTCAAATAGCTGAAAACGTTTATATTGATAACGAATATGGATTGCATTCCCGTGCTGGCTATGCCCTTGCGCTCGCGGGAAAACCTCATAGCATGTGGAGCAATCTCGACAAGTCTATATGCCTGTTCGTTGAAGGCTCTTCACTGTTCCGGTTTAATGAGGACGAAAGCATTACCCAGCTCGTTGCTGGATTAACTTTCGGCCTTCCCATGTCTTATGCCGAGTTTAATGATCGCATTTACTTTTCCAATGATGTGAATATCGGGTACCTCAAGGAAAATGTCCCGTACCAGATCACGGTACCCACTGCCCAGTTTAAACTTCCGTTGCCTCCAGGTAAGTTTCTGGCCGTCTATCGGGCCCGTTTGTACGTCGCAAAAGGACCGGTGCTTTATATTGGCGATGCCCTTTCTGACTGCTACGATGTTCGCGGGAAACTGGCCAGCTTCCGTAATTTCAGCTCTGACATTACCATGGTCCAGCCGGTGGATAACGGCATTTATGTAAGCGACTCCGAGCAGGTATGGTTTCTCAAAGGCCTGGGTCCTGATGAAATGACCAGGGAGGTTGCCAATTCCTCGCCGGCAATACCTTACACGAACCAGTTAATAGGTGGCCAGTATGTCGGGGATGGCGCTAAACACGAAGACTTTGCTCTCTGGACAGGAGCCAGCGGCATCTGTATGGGTGACAGTGGCGGCGCTGTGGGCAATGTTACCGTTTCCAAATTCGTCATGTCGAAACATAACCTGGGTGCTGCGGTGGTGAAAATAACAAATAACGAAGCCTATTACATCAATACATTGAGGAATTAATCATGGCACTAAGAGTATCTACCGGATTTAGAAACGGGCTTTTAACCGGAAATAATTTCTATACCATGCTCAACCAGGGCATTGTGAGATTGTATTCCGGAACAATGGGCACCAATCCTGATACCGGCGTCGCGGCTACGGCCCTGGTGACATTCGAGCCATTATACTTTCAGACCGCCGCCACTGCAGGAACGATTTTCAATGGTACGAATGCGGTAAACGGTACCGGAGCGGTGGACGGTACGGCTGGATATTTCCGATTAAGCGAGTACGCCGACGATCCCACTGTGACGTCAACCACAGTCGCCCGTATAGACGGTGTGGTAAATACCAGCACGGGAGATATGATTATGGGTGACAATTTGATTTCCATTGGTCAGGTGTTGAGTTTGCAGATCGCCAGGTTTGGATTTCCGGTATTAGCAGGTACTTCCGGAACGTCAGGGACTTAATATAAACAAAGGAGGATATTATCATGGCTTTCAGAATTTCACAGGGATTGAGAAATAAGATGTTGGGTACTGGCGGCTTGAAGGAACTGCTTGATGGTGGTTGCATTCGCATCTTTTCCGGCGCCCAGCCTTTAACTCCGGAAACAGCAGAAGCGGGTGTGTTGATTTCCACCATTAAGACTTCTTCCGGAACCGGTGGCCTCATATGGGGTACGGCAGCGAGTGCGGCAATTTCGAAAAGTGCCGATCCGTGGTCTGGAACGTGCGGTACCGAAGGCATTGCTGGCTGGTTCAGGTATTATGACGTTGCTGACTTCTACGGAGCTGATGCGGCAGGTACCGCTGTAAGGTTTGACGGTGACGTGGGAGTAACCACTGGCGACCTCAAATTAACCAGTACAACGGTTAAAGTAAGTGCTCCGGTGGTCATTGATACCTGCCAGTTTAGCATTGCGCAGAATCAGAGTTAAGGGAGGTAGCTATGGCTATCAAAGTAAGCGTACCTGCGTGTAATGCAATCGTTGAAGCGTTGACGACACAGTTTTGCACTGTCGATGCTTTCTGCCGCGTGTATGCAGGAACACAGCCTGGAACGGCTGGTGGTACTGTAGGTGATACCCTTATTACGGAAATTGCCGGAGTATCCTGGAACAGTGCTGTCGGTGGTACAACGAGTCTTGCTGGATCAAGTTGGGGCAGTGCGGCGACAGACGGGACTGCAGGATGGGCGCGAATATTGAACAGTACCGATGAAACTATGTGCATTGACGGAAATTGCGGTACTGCGGCCACCTGTGACTTCGTTATAGATAAGGAAGTCGTTACCGTTGGCGATGATATGTACCTCACGGCGGCAGATATAATCATGCCTGAAAGTTAAAGGAGGCACACAGATGCCCGCAATACTTCCAGCCCTTCAATTTCACGGGGAACTTACTGACGCTACCGAAGCGCCTACATCCGTAATCATTATGGGTGTGCTTCCATCTATATTCATGGAGCTTGCCCAGGGAAGCGTTCTCGATGTTGAAATAAACAATTTCACTTTTTCTGCGACGGGTTATCTTGGCGTAAACGGCAGCATTCCGGACTTGAATATGTCCTTTGGGCTTACTATGTCCGGCTCCCAGGCGTTGTCTGGTACCCTGGAAGTTGCCGCCCTCAAGATGGCTTTTACCGGCACTGGCAATGTCGGCCAGATAAGTACCTTCAACAAATCCATTGCGTTTGCTTTTACTGCTTCCGGCAATGTCGGCAATATCGGAACGATGGACTTGGTGTTCAATCACGTCCGTTTGTCTTCGGCTTCCGCGTATATTTCGCCCATTGGCAATCTGCAGCTTACCCTGGGCCTTGAATTTTCAGCTACCGGCAGCAGCACGATATTCAAAAGCATGGTGCTCAATCTTAAGAATAATGCTCTTACCGAATATCTTTCTTACGTTTTTAACTCCATGTGTTCCTTCAATGGCAAACTGTACGGTGCGGCCAGTAATGGAATCTATGAGCTCACGGGCGAAGAAGATGCTGGAAGTGATATCCCCTGGCGTTTCCGTACCGGCAAGCTGGACCTTGAAACGGACAACGTTAAGAAATCCCTTCGATACGCCTGGCTGGGTTACAAGGCCTCTGGTGAGCTTACCCTGTCCGTATTCGACCAGGACGGCAACCAGTATGATTACATAGTAGAAAATATTCGTAATACGGATGGTGGCATACGCGTAAAGACTGGTAAGGGCATTCGGTCCCGTTACGTGGAGCTCCAGCTTGCCAACATAGACAATGAAACGATTTCCCTTGATAAAATGAGGATTTTTACTGAACTTACAGGGAAGAAACGTTAATGGCATATCGGCGCATACGAACGGGGAGTCTTGCTGATGCTAATGCGGCGATTCAGTATCAGAAAGCAAAGCTGTTCCTTGACAAAACCGGACTCGTAAAGATGCGCTACCCGTTGCAGGGCGGTGGGAGTATAACGGTCCAGCGTTACGGGGAAATGGAAATAGTTGATATCGTCGGAGGATTTAAGGGTGTTGGTGATGGTTATATTGTCGGCCTGGTTGATGTGGGTACTTACGGTACTGATGGAACGGGAGGGACGTACGGCACTGCATCCTGGAGCGTTTATTATCAGACGTTCACCAGGAACAAGGAATCGGCCCAGTGGGATTTTGTTTTCGGTGCATTACAGACCCAGGCAGGAACGGACTTCTCGCTTGGCAGTGCTGCAGGATGGCAGTATAAAAACAATGCCCCCCTGCTTGGTTACAATACTTATAATGATTACGGCACGGCTGTTTACCTCTACGGAACGTCGGGAGTGGGTTATAAATATGAAGCGGAAAAGTGGTGTGCTCATGGAGTTAACACTTATAATATAGGAAATAAGATTTTCTTTAATGGTGTCGGACTTGCATATGCTACAGGGACTTTCCCATGGATAGCAGACGGGAATTATGACTATCGTGAGATTAATCCGGCAAAGTTTCTGTATAAGATAGTCGGAGTGGTTGGCCATCCAACGTGGGTTTATACTCTATGGCCATGGTGCAAATTATATGATCTTAATACGCTACAGGTACAGCTTTTATCATGGGGAACAACCGGCTATCCCAGCTCTGTTACTGCGTACGATGGAACAAATTCAACGATTGATGTGGGTTATTTCCAAACGGGTTTTGCTCAATCGCATCATGACAGCCGCGGCAAGCCTTATTATGAGGATTCGTATTATTTTACAACCACAGGCTCTTCGGGGACGAGTGGAACAGGAGGCACAAGCAGTACAAGCAGTACGGTCGGCACTAACTGGGCGCCTACCTGGACCTTTTCCGGCACGTCTTGGGATGGAGTGGGTACAATTCCCGCTGATCTTAACACGTACGCATATTGTGACAATGGGACTTATGGAACAACCGGAACGCAGTGCGTAGGTACGAATAGTTACGTTGTCGATGGAACAAACTGGAATTTTGAATGGACGTTCATACTACCGAAAAAGGTTATCATCCCCTTAGATTATAACTGGGACAGTTACCATGCGGGGGAGCTGAAGGGGTATCCACCTAATGCATCCATATCGTTTGATTGCGTGGACGTGTTTGATGAATTTGTAACTTTTCCGGAATTGCTCCAGATAATAACAAACTGGAATAATAGCTTAGAAGGGGTTATAGAATATGAAGCAGTAAAATGCACGGGTGTCGGTACGGTAACTGCGTTCACTTTCGATACTCCGATTGCGGCAGGAAACGAAGGCAGTTTTTGGGCCTTTGACAATTATCCTTACTTATCACGGAAACGGACGTGGATAGGAGGCGTACACGGAACGGCGGGCACGATAGGGATTGCGCTTCCGGAAATACCTGGCAAGTTTTTTCCGCGTTCTAAACTGCATATGTCCGTTCACATGCGATGGGCAGATGCAACGATAGAAGGATTAAAGGTTTGCAGAAGGTTTTATTATGGGTATGAGTTTAAATATGGAACGGATTATACTGCAGGAGCGTATGGCACTTACGGTACCCGTTTTATCAATTCGCAAGGCGTTGGTATCAGCGGAAATGATTCCATGGGGTGCGTGTATGTCAAAACCAATTTCCACCCTATACAGCAGTTTGAATACATTGATCCGAATGGTGCGCTGTCAGCACTGGTATTTCAATCGTCTTTCGGCTCCAATAACGTCATTGCGGTAGGCTCACTGGGATAAGGAGGAAGCTATGAGTACAGAAGAAATTGTAACTGAACGTTTGGAAAATGCATGGGATTACGCTTCCAGAACATTCGACAAGGCGTTAAGTCTTATCACAGCGATAGACCCTGCGCAATTCGTCAACCTGGGCGGCGTCCCTACGGACATAGACACCAGGGTGGACCTGTCGGAGCCCTTCTACACAATCCGCGACCTGGCGCCGGCGATGCCGTCCGGAATGGATGTTTACCCTTCCGCGCCTCCCGAATACGTTGACGACGGCTGGTCATTCCCTGCCATAGACCCGTTCCCTACCCTGGTCACGCCGACGATCCCGACGCTCAAGGATGTGATTATCCCTGATTTCGTGCCCACTGTCACCATCCATGACTTTACCGGCGTTCTTGATGATGTGACAATTACGCCCCCTGCCGGAGTCGCCATTGATGCCCAGCAGGTAACTTACAGCTCCGCGCTCCTGGATGCACTGAAAGCGAAACTCTTAACCAACATTGTCGATGGCGGTACCGGCCTCAATGCTACCGTGGAAAATGATCTGTGGAACAGGGAAAACGAACGCGAAGCCCTGGCCCTCCAGGATGCTGTCGACAAGGTAACCGCTCAGTGGGCAAAGCTGGGATTCCCTCTTCCTGATGGCCTACTTTCCGCGGAAATCCTGGCGCTCAATACCGAATATGTCAACCACCGCCTGGATCGGGCCCGCGATATTACCATTGAAAATGCGAAGCTGGAACAGGCGAACATCAAGTATTCCCTGGAGTATGCGATCACCATTGAGTCGAAATTCCTGGACCTTGCCGACAGGTATTGCGTCCGTGCACTGGAAGCGTCGAAGGCGACTCTCGAGCTGGCCATCCAGGTTTTCAAGAGTAACGTAGACCTTTACAATGTCAAGGCTTTAGCATATAAAACTAAAGCAGAGGTTTATGCTTCACAGCTCCAGGCCGCAAAGGTGGAAGTAGAAAAATACTCCGCTCAGGTCCAGGCCGCGGGAATGGTAGCTACCGTCAATAAACTAAACGTTGAGCTTTACACGGCCCAGCTTGAAGCAAACAAAGTAAACGCCCAGGTATATAGTGAAAAGATAAGGGCGCTTGTGGCCGAAGTGGAAGCTCATAAAGCCTGGATTGAAAAGTACGTCATGCGCGTAAAGGCCTATGCGGATATGTGCAATGCAGTCAATTCCAAATATGCGACAAAGGCTGATATCTACCGCTCGAGGGTTACTGCCTGGGCCGCGAATGCCGAGGCTGATATAAAGAGCAGGGATGTTTCCCTTCGTAGCACGCTGGCTTCAATGGAGCTGGCTGTTCGAGAATGGGAGGCGTCTGTCAAGTATGTGGAAAAGGATTTTGAGCTCAAATACCAGAAAGCAAAGGCGAAGGCCGAGATTGCTGCCGCCGTTGCCCAGGGTGCTCTTGCCGGCGCGTCTGCACAGGCCGGATTGAGCTACAGCGAAAGCGCCAATGTAACACCGGCATAAAGGAGGATACCATGGCAGGGATAGGAATAAATGAGGAAGTACGGACGGATAGCATTGAACAAAAACCGACATTCCCACTTCATCCGTCAGTCATTAATGATGTCCTGACAGAGTTGGGTGGTGGCCCGCAAAAACAGGCGGCGAGTGCGGTAGCCGGAGCATTTGGAATGCGGCCCGTGGCAGAAATAATGTCCCGTTCGCCGCTTGCCCAGGATGTTTCCGGATTTGCAGAGAAAGCCGGCCGCGGATTGAAAAAGATTGGCGCCGCCCTGGGCATGGGTGCCGCGCGCGGAGCTGATTACGTCCTGGGTACTAACCTTACGCCGAGAATGACGGAAATTGATAAGTCCGTTAATCCGGAAGCATACGCGCCCCAGGAAGTGAAACAGGCTGGTGCTGTGGCTCCTACTCCTGCTGCAGCCGGAATAAAACCGGTTACCAGTCCTTTTACTCCCGCGACTCCTGCTCCGACAGGCGTTCCTGCAAGTGCGGCGAAATTAGCTCCTGGTGGCCAGCCGGCGCCGTCGTTCAAGATGACGGTACAAAATGCTCCTGGATCGGAAGAAGCCGAGTTAATGGGCCCGCAAAAGAAAACATACACGAACAGAGGATTTGGCATGCAGACCCGTGGCGGCGGCGGTGGAGCGTTTGGCAATCCCAACCTGTCCGAACAGGTATCCGACTTCAATGCTGCAGGTAAGGGCGTCGCGGCACCGAAAACTTCCGGAGCTCCTGGTGAACCCAGCATAGCAAATCTGCAGAAAGACTTGACGAAGAAGAATCCTTACATGGATGAAGCTGCGAACATGATCCGGCAGGGATATAACGAAACCCGTAACATGGCGCCGGCATACTCCCAGGGGACAGGACGCACATTTATTCCTGCGCACCGTAAAGCTCTCGAGAAGGAATACGCTGGAGAAATGGTCAAACTGGCCGGAGTTAAGGAAGCCAGGGACCAACTGGCTGAAACTCGTCGCGCGGAACTGGACCTCAAGAAAACGATTGCGGAAGCGGCAATGGCAGACCGTCATGACAAGCTGGCAAACGATCATCGTGACAGGTTGCTCAAGAATTTTGCTGATTATGATACGACTCCGGAAGGGCAGAAAGCGGCCAACTACCATAAGACGCTTTACAATATGTACCTTGCTGGCGTGACTGACAAGGAAATGCCTGGCGTCAATGCTATTGGCCAGAAATGGCTGGCATGGAATGAACAGGTTATGCGTGACAATAAGATCAAGCAGCAGACTCCTGCACAGCTGAAGGAATCCCAGGCAAGGTTCAGGAAATCCCTGTCCCTGTATCCTGAAATGTCTGCAAAATAATTCACGGAGATAGTGCCATGGCTGATGATATTATTTATCCTGACGATCCCCCTAAGAGTAGCGGTTATTTTGGCATAGGCGGTGGCGAAACCAAACTTAAATATCCTGATGATGTACCCGAAGAATCCGGCACGTTGCGACGTGCTATCGTCGATCCTCTTATCGGATTGGTTGAAGGCACCGTTGTTGGAATACCGGAAGCCGCGGTTGGATTGGCTGACATTCCTACCATGGGGTATGCTGGTAAAGCTGTTGATACCGCTGGCAAGGCGTTGGGCATTGGTGGCTTCAAGGATATTCATGAAAAGTTTGCCCAGCTGAAAACTCCCGAGTTTAGAGAAGCCCAGCAAAAGGTATCAGAAGCGAAGGGATTTATTCCCACAGTTAAAACTGCACTGGAGAATCCTTCCGTTATTGCTGATATCGTAGCTCAGTCACTGCCTTCTGCTTACGGTGGCAGTCGCCTGGCCATGAAAGGCCTGGGATTAATCGGCAAGGGTGTTGAAGAAGGATTACCCGCCGCTACGAATCTCCGTCGTGCTGTTGTCGGTGGTGGCATTGGTGAAGGTTTGGTTACTGCCGGCCAGAATATAGAACAGGTTCGTCAGGAAACTCCAGATCAGCTCTTGACTCCTAAACAGGTAGGTATCAACGTTGCTTCCGGCGCCCTTACCGGCCTCATTGGTGTCATGGGTGGCAAACTCGCCCAGCGCCTGGGCATGGAAGATATCAATACCCTCTTCGCTGGAGGAAAAGCCGGCGTAGTTGGTGATAAGGAACTGGGAATATTCAAGAAGGTCCTTTATGGAGCCATCCAGGAAGGTGTTTTTGAAGAGCTTCCCCAGTCCATGCAGGAACAGGCCGCTCAAAACCTTTCATTGGGTAAGCCGATTGATGAAAGCGTTGTGGAACAGGGCGCCCTGGGTATGCTTGCCGGATTTGCACAGTCTACCGGTGCCCAGGTAGGTGGGACGATCCTTGCTAAAATGCGGCAACAGGACCCGTTAAGTCAAGAAATAGATCGACAGATGAAGGAAGTTGATCCGGAAGGGACAACAGAAGCTGTTCCTCCTGTCACGCCTCCTGTGACACCTGCCGCGACAGAACCTGTTATACCTGTAACGGAGCCGGAAACGCCGGAAGAACAAACAGTTACGCCCGTTGAACCTGCCGCGCCTGTCACGGAACCGGTTACCCCCGTCACCCCCACTGTGACAGAACCGGTTACACCGGAAACGCCCCCTGGTGAAACACTTCCTCTTACAGAAGGTGAAGGTGGTGGTATTGTACCGCCGCCTGAAACTCCCCCGCCCGTTACACCGCCCGTTACACCGCCCGCGGTTGCCGCTCCCGAGGAAGAAACAACACCGCCGCCGCCCGTTACTCCGGAGCCGGAAAAAGCTGTTACACCAGGAGAAGTACCGCCCGAACCTCCGGCGTCCGTACCTGGATCACGCAACTGGCATACCATTAACGAGTTGTCCATGGCAGAGCTCACTGATACTGAAATGGAGCGCCTTGCTGACGGTACCGGCCCCACTGAACAGGAAACCACTGATTACAATAACTGGATGAAAGCACGCGAGGCTGCCGCTGGCCAGGCAAACGACGTAGAACAGTCGGGCCAGGTTAAGGCCCGTGATATAATGGAACGCGTGAAGCGCAAGTGGGCAGAGCAGAATCCGCATATATCCGTAGCCTCTGTTGCTGGTCATACTTCCGCTGTTGCCATGCAGCTCGATGGATTGGATCGCCCGTTGAAGGCGTCAGCTTTTATCAATGGCCTTTCTTCGCGGTTACGTGTCCCGAATAAATACGATTTCATTGGTAAACTGCTTGACCGAATAGGCGTTCCGGTAATCATTCAGGAAAAAGGGAATGCAGCATCTGGTGGCATAGTAACGGACGCCTGTTTTGCATATCCTCAAGATGGAAGCAACCCTGGCCGTATTGTTATTGATACAAAAGCAATGGCAACAAGCATGGATTACGGGCCTGGGTATGGCGTCGCTCACATCAATGAAACATTTGTCCATGAAGGACTGCACGCCATAATCCGTAATTCCCCCAACTGGCGAAACTCAGAAAAGAAGTTACGTGATTTCCTGGACAGCATCATCAAGCACCAGGCGACAGCTCCGGAAGAAATTAAAGCATACATACAGCATATTGATAAATACCAGATTGACGAGCTTATTACCGAAGCCCTTTCCGATTCCAAATTTGCCCAGTGGTTGGACAGCATTCCTGCAGAGGGTGTGCGCAATCCTTCAAAAACCCTGTGGGGCAAACTGAAAGACATTATCTTTCGGACCCTGGAAACCTTTGGTCTGTCAAAGAGTAAACTTGACGAGCTCAACGAAATCCTTGATGACGTCCTAGGTGGTCATGTAGGGGCCGAATTACAGGGGACGACTCCAGAAGAGCCGGTTAAACCTCCTGCTCCCACATTGCCCGTACCTGAAGCCCCCCAAGGATGGCAAAGGCAGAACCTATCGGGAAAAGATATTTACGCCAGCAATGATATGAAACACGCCATTCTCGTTCGCCATGAAGAGGGGGTTTACGAGTTAAAGACCAGAGAAGCACAGGAATGGAAGACGGTTGGTAAATTCAAGACATTAGACGAGGCCATTGCTGCGACAACTCCGGCGCCGGCAGAGGGCGAAGGTGGTGGTGGCAATAAAGGTGTCCAGATACCCCAGCATGAAGCTATCGGGCCCTCGAACAAGATCAACGTCGTTCCGTTATCCAAACAACTGTCAACACGAATGCTGGATTTCCAGCGGGCTAATCCGGAAGGGACCCTGGATAAGAACGCTATAAAAAGCTGGATGGCCGATATCTATAAGGTAACGCCCGCGCAACTTACTGCGCTCGAGAAATCCGGTTATTACGATCATAAGGCTGTCGAGGAAGCGGTGGAAGGCGCCATCGTCCGGTACGGTTATGACATGATGAACCTGTCCTTCTCCGATGCCGAGAAATACAAACGTATCATCAATATGTATAACTCCCAGCCGAACCTTGCTGCTCGCACGTCTGAATCCACCATCATGCAGCAATACTCTACGCCGCTGCCTATTGCGTTCCTGATGAATCGTTATCTCAATCTTCGTGGCAGATACGGCCGCTTTTATGTATATGAGCCCACTGCCGGCAATGGCATGCTGTTAATAGGCGCAAATCCCACATCTACCCATGCAAATGAAATGGACAAGGGAAACCGTTCCGCTATTCTTCGAGGTCTGTTCCCTGGAATGAAAGTTACCAACGAAGACGCCCTTACCGATGCCGCCCGCCCTGGCCGTCAGCCGGATCGTGTGATTGCCAATCCTCCGTTTGGCAAGACGGCAGAACAGGTAATCGACGGCTACAAGATGACACAGAAAGCACATATCATTGTCGCCAGGGCCCTCAACTCCATGCTGGACAACGGTAAGGCCGCGTTCATCATGGGTGGTGAAAACTTCGATAAGGGTGACAATCTCTCCCTGTCCATGACGGATAAGATATTCTACAACTGGCTATACAATAATTACAAAGTAACCAACAACATAGACGTCAGCGGTGAGCTGTACGGGCGTCAGGGTACCAAGTATCCCGTGCGCCTTATTACGGTAGATGGACGCAAAGCGAAACCAGGTAAGGGCATTCCTGCCTATCTCAACTTTTTCAGAGCAGGTACCTTTGACACCTTAAAAGATATCCTTGAAGGGAGGGGTGACAATGCCAGAGTCGAAGCAAAAGGAGAAATTGTCCCAGCAGAAGGAGAAAATGCAGCTGGCGAAGGAGGTAAAGGTGGTGAATCTAATATACAACCACCTGCTACCGTTAGCGGACAAGGACAGGTACAGGGAGCTGGAGAACTACCTACGGGACCAGGGGTGGAATTACAACCTGGTGAAACTGGACGTGGAGAAGGACCTGCCGGAGAAGGAGCCGGAAAGAACCTGGGCCCTGGTGTCGGAGTGGAGCGAGCTGGTGTTTCAGGCGGCAACCGCGGCGCAAGTGAAGGAGTGGTTACAACTGGTGAAGAGCAACCAGCCACTGGAGGAACTGCCGTAGATCAGGCTGTCAAGGAGTTTGGCGAGCTGTATATGCCTTACGAAGCGGCCGACGAAGAGAAATTCTACCAGGAGAAGGCGAAGCCTGGCCTCGAGAAGATTGCGCAATCCGTCGTTGATGAAGTGGGCCTGGACGCCACCAACCAGGACGTATTGACAAAGATAAAGTCGATCATAGGCGAGAAGTGGGAGAAGGCGAAACGCGACGTCATGCGCTGGCTGCGTGAAGAGTTTGAAGCCTTCAAGCAGATGATCCGCGATGCTACGATATTCCAGATTCCATATAAGGCCAAATCGAAGGGGCCCTACGGCAAGACGCTGGTACCGAAAAACCAGGCATATGCCATGGAACAGGCCCTGGATGACATAGAAAGGAAGCATGGCAACATTGACGACTGGGTAATGAAAGAGCTCGCTTACCCCAACCGTGAAGCCCTGTATAAAGCCTTTGCCGCCGAGCAGATAGACGCCCTGGCGATGGCTATTGAGAATATTAACGATAAGGCCGGCATGATCCTGGGTGACCAGACAGGAGTTGGGAAGGGCCGCGTTGTTGCCGGCATGATCCGCTGGGCCAACCAGAAAGGCCTGGTGCCCATATTCGTTACAGAAAAGCCGAACCTGTTCAGCGATATGTACCGTGACCTTACGGCCATCGACCATAAGATAAAGCCGTTCATCATGAACAACGATGTTAAGGCAAATATAGTTAATCAGGAAACGGGAGAAGTTTTAATAAGCCATGGAGCCGATGGCAAGGGGAAGCTGGTCTACAACGGCGGCAGGATCAACTGGGATCGCATAACGGAGAATCCGCAAGCCTACCTTGCCGAGAATAACATGAAGGCCATTTTCACTACTTATTCCCAGCATCAAAGTGGTGAGTTTAAGAACCAGGACAGTATCCTCAACAGGATGGCTCCGAACAATATTCTTGTCCTGGACGAGTCGCACAATGCGACAGGCGCCGCTGATGGAAGTGATTCCAATACAAAGGTAAAGTTTCTCAGTTTCCTGCAGCATGCCGATGGTGTCCTGTACTCTTCGGCTACGTTTGCCAAGACGCCGCACAACATGGCGCTTTATTACCGGACCGCCCTGGGTGATACCGGAATGCAATTCTTCGAGCTGGTGGATGCCATTGTCAGAGGCGGTAATCCCCTCCAGGAATATATTTCCGCGGCTCTTGCCAAGGGTGGCCAGTATCTTCGCCGCGAGTTGGATTTTAGTGGTATCAATTACTTCAAGACGCCTACGATGCAGAACACGGATAAAACCGACCCGAGTTATCCGGAACTGGAAAAGGCGTTCGAACGCGACAAGTCCATTACCGACAAAAGTAATAACGTCGTTCGTCAGATCATGGCGTTCAGTAACGATTTTCGTGGTAGGGCAAATTCCAGCCGGCTGAATGCCCTGCTTGCTGTCCGTGGCTACATGATAGGCCAGGGAACAGGTCCCGCAAGATTATCGGCTACGGCCACCAATTTTGCCAGTGTCGTGCATAATTTCAACTCCCAGTTGCTTATGTCGACGAAGGTTGACCGTACCATTAATGAAACCGAAAAGGCGTTGAAAGAAGGAAAAAAGGTAGTCATCAACCTCATGAATACCATGGGCTCGTTCCTGGATGACATGGTAAGGCTGGGCATGGCCGAAGAGGGTAAGCCGATAGAGTTTACTTACAGAAGTGTCCTCGAGCGTGCCCTTCGCAACTCCCTCCGCGTCACGGTCAAGAACGGATTTGGAGATAAAACGAGGCTGATGATATCGCCCGATGAATTACGTCAATTCATGCCGGCAGTTTATAATGAATACGTGAAAGCCCTGAACATGATAAACACCTATGATGTAAAGGGTTTACACGCGTCCCCCATTGATTACATGTTGAGCGAGCTCGAGCGTATTTCAGGGAAACCCGTCACGGAGCTCACCAACCGTGACTACACGATCAACTATACCGATAAGGATGGAAAGCCGATTGATACGCCGATCCTGGGTAGAAGAGAAGCTCATACGCGCGACAGGCAGCGGGCAATCCGGTTATTCAATACGGGTAAGTCTGATGTAATCATCATCAATCGTGCCGGCTCCGTTGGCATTTCGTTACATGCATCTGAGGACTTCTCCGACCAGAAACCGCGTCGTATGCTGATCCTCCAGCCCAACCTGGACATTAATATTTACATGCAAGCCCTGGGTCGTATCTTCCGAAAAGGCCAGGTGGTTAATCCGGATTACGTCTACGTGACTTCCGATTTACCGTCAGAGATACGCCCTGCCGTCATCCTAGAACGTAAAATGTCGTCCCTGAAAGCGAATACAACCGCCAAGCAGAAGGGTGCGGAGTCGCGCAAGGAAATCCCCGACATGATGAACAGATACGGGAATGAAATAACCAGAGCATGGCTCAACCGAAACAAGCAGGTAGCCATCCAGCTGGGCATTATCCAGTCACAGAACCAGTCCATTCCCACTGATACCTCTACCGATTATGCGGCTGTCGCCGGCAAGCTCACCGTGCTGCCCGTAGAGCTCCAGAAAGACTTCTACAATGAAGTAGAGAACGATTACGATTCCTATATTCAGGAGCTTACCGCCAAGGGGGAAAACGAGCTCATATCCAAGAATTACGATTACCAGGCAAAGATAATCGACAAGAGCCAGATTTACCAGGGCCTTGATCCGGAAAGTCCCTTTTCCGGAAACGTTTACCGTGAAGTCCTCCAGGTACGCCAGCTCAAGAAACCGTTCAACATGGTGAAGATTAAGGACCTCATTTCCAAGATTATCGGTACCAAATCCGGTCAGGATTATTCAACCGAGTTGTTTGAGAAGGTGAAACAGTCCCGCACTGAATACTGGCAGAAGTGGGAAAGCAAACTGGCTGAAAAGTATGAAAACAACACGGAAAGAATGTCCAGGGCCCGCCAGGAAAGACAGGCATATTTGAACGCCGAACAGGAAACATACCGGTCATTGCTCAACTATATGCATATCGGTGACTATTATGAAATCCCCCTGGGTGAAGGCAGCCAGGAGAATATTAGGGGTGTCCTTACTAATATCATCTGGTCACCGACGACGGATAGTAACCCGATTCAGTTATCACGGTTGAAATTCGTCTTCTCCGTCCAGGACCCCGTGCAGACAGTAGTTTATAACGCCAGCCAGTCCTGGTTCCGCGATGAAGCATACCGGCTCCAGAAGGGCATTCCCGTTAACTGGGATAGCACACTGCCTACCGATAGGACGGAAGAGAAAGTGGTGCTTACCGGTAACATGCTCCGCGCCTTCAACATAATGAGTCATTTGCCCGAGATTAAATTTGAAATGGTTAATTTCTCCAGGGAAAATGGCGTGAAGGAGTTTGGCCTGGTCATTGCTCGCAAGCATGAGGATATCATCCGGCAGTGGGACCCGCAGTCCCTGGGTAGAGAAGTTGCCTGGCAAGAGGCGCATGTTTATCTCACTGATAGAACTGTCGACCTTGAGCGGATTGTTACATCCACCAACAACGAAATTACCATCCAGTCCGAGTTTACAACAAAGCGCGACAAGAAGGATGCCACCAGCAACAACGTGCTCGAGTATCGCGTCAGCGTGCCGGCGAGTACCCAGCTGGGCGCCAAATACTTCCAGGATGATGCATTGCGTTCGTTTGTCCGAAACAACAACTTCCGGAAAATGGGCAATCGCATGATCGCTAACATGGATTTTGATAAGCTGGAAGGCTTCATGAAGGCGCTGCATGACAAATTCGGCATGAAGTTTACGCTTCCCCGTGACACGGCCCAGGTTACAGCGCCGATGCCTTCTTTCATTCCTACTAATCCCGATACCCAGGAAGAGGTATTGCGAGCTCCGTTTGTCGCATCCATTAAGGACTTCTCTGACAAATTCTTTGACAATCCGGCAGAGGCGGTACCGGACAAATTCATAAAAGAGGAAATACGGCCGTTCCTAAAGTCGCAGAATGATTTCAAGAATGTCGACAAGTATGCAAGTCTTCCCTGGTGGAACGCCAAAAAGTATCCTGCCTGGCGCCGTGCTTTTGAAATCTTCGGCATTCAGCGGCCGGAACGTCGTGGCACCCTTACCCATGGATTTGCACAAATAGCCGAACCTTTCTTCCGGCTCGAGGAAGTGATGCGCAAGGCTGGCAAGACGAGCAAGGAGATTGCCGACGCCAAGGATCGGATCAACCGTGTCATTGTTACCGGTGATGCCCAGCTGGGCCCGTACCTGAAATCCCTGAAACGCCAGGTAAAAGGCATGGCAGAAGGCCCGTTGAAGGATCGGCTCCAGGCACGCATAGACCAACTCACCCGCGACAACCGGTACGCCGACGATCAGTTATTGAAGGGTATCAAGGATGACCGCGGAAACATGGTTAAGCTGTCCCAGGAAGAGATTACCGTCTACAAGTCCGTGCGCCAGGCCCTGGATAATATGTTCGATGCCTACGTGGACCATCTGCAGTCAATGGCATTCCGTACCTGGAGTAAGCAGAAATGGTATGCTGTGCTGCTCCAGGCTGCCGGCATGGATTTTAATAAGACGCAGACCGCTCAGATCGTCGGCGCTGGTTTGGATAAGGCCGCCCAGTTGCGGGCCCTCAAGATACAGCCGGATATCAAGCGCATATTTGAACGGGTGGAACAGCAGATTGAGAAGACTCCCGATGCCGACAAGATAGCTGCCGGCGAATGGTTTGGCAAGATATCCGATACCATGGTTGCCGAGATTGCGAGCTTACAGAAAGCCCTGTCTACCCTCACCGGTATTACCGACCAGGCGAAACTTACCAGTATGTCCCGTCAAATCCTGGCCGCGTACATGATGACCAGGCCACAGCTCAAGAAGATCAAAACGCTTCGGAATCTTTACAAAAAGCAGGTTGCCTTCTTCCCGCGCGTGCGCGAGCAGGGCGACTACAAGATGACCGTCAACGAAATAATCTATAACGAAGAGGGCCTACCCGTAAAGGAACGGAAACTCTTCATGGGTATGTTTGACAACGAGAAGGAAGCGGCCAAGATGTACGCCGATGCCCTGGCAAGGTACGGTAAAAACGGCGCCCTGCCCGAGAATATCCGGATCAACGTAGAAAAGGCCACCAAGACGCCGGAATTTGCGTTCCAGGGGGTCAACGACATTAACATGCAGAAGGTCCTGGACAACGCGATTGAAAGCATGCACGTCAGGGAAACGTTTAAAAACGACAAAGGTGAAACGATCAACGTCCAGGATTACCTCCGCGAGCTGGGATACCAGGCAATCGCCAAGCAGTTTCAGTCCCGCGGCTTCGGGCGTCACATGACACACCGCCAGGCTGGAGCCATTAAAGGTTACAAGGAATCGGACCTCCAACGGGTCCTGTTCAATTATATGACTGGTATGGCCGGCATAATGACCAAGCAGGAATCCGCGGCAGACTTCCTCGAGCATATGAAAGAAGTCAGCAAAGAGAATAACCCCAAGATGTTCGAGGCGTTATCCAAGTACGGCCGCGACCAGCTCCGCAATGAAACGTCAGCGGATAAATTCAGTAACAAGATACGGGCCTTCATGTTTACCTGGTACCTGGGCGGGCTCCTTCGGCCGGCATTGATCCAGTTAACGCAGAATTTCGTTACCGCCATTCCGGAATTTTCCAAGTATTTAAGGAAGATAAACAGGGGCGGTGCCGGCGTAGCTGAAAAAGCGTATTCCAAGGCCATGAAGGACGTCGCTTTCAGAAATTACACTGAAATAGAAAAGCGCATGCAGGATCAGCTGTTTACGGAAGGTGTTACCGTCGACCAGTATATCAGGGAAATCTACGGCGCCATAGGTACCCGTGCGGAACAACGGTTTGAAAAGGTGCTCCGGTGGATGGCGGTACCATTCTCCAAGATGGAAATGTTCAACCGCCAGTCTGCAGCATTAACCATGTTCCGGCCGGTCTACGAGCTCGCGCTGAAAGAGGGATCAACGGAAGATGAAGCATACGAGAAGGCCTTTGAAGCAGCCAGGAATTTCGTTTACGACACCCATTATGCCATGGGCAAGGCCAACCTGCCGCAGATTGCCCAGGGTGAGGGTATAGGTACCGCGGTAAAGACGCTTTATACCTTTAAGTCCTTTACCCATAATTACGTCCTCGAAATGCGTCACAACCTGTCAGAAGGTGACTTCAAGACGGTAATGCACTCCCTGGCTTACATTGCCCTATTCGGTGGCTTAATGGGATTACCCTTTATAAAGGACCTCTTCGAGTTTGCGGAAAAGCATTTTGGCTGGAGCTTTACCAAGTCCGTCCGTCAATCCTTGCGCGGGATCGGCGGTAAGACGTTGGAGAATTTCGGCATGAACGGATTGCCGGCACTCTTCGGAGCCAACCTGTCCGGTTCCCTGGCAATAGGTGTCCCGTTCATGGGTGAAGACTCCCTGGCTACCCTGGGCGGCGTTTATGAGGGCCAGTTGAAGAAAATGGGCCAGGCGGTAGAGGCTGCCGGCAGGAAGGACTATTACCGTGTCGCTACCAACATGGCTCCGGAATTTCTCCGGAATCCCCTGGTTGCCGCAGAGGAATCGGAAATAGGCCGAAAAGCGTTCGGTACTCCTGGCGTTTCGTCCACTACCCGCGGCCGCATGATATACGATGAAAACGGGAAGCCCCTGTCAATGTCTGCAGGACAGGCCGCACTGAAAACAGTCGGATTTACTCCCACAGAAATAGCCCGTCAGCGTGAAAAGGATCAGATAGTCCGGCGCCAGGAAACCTATATCCAGGAATTGAAGACGGATGCCGGCGAAAAGTACCGGATCGCACGGTTGAATGGTGAGCCGAAAGCCCTGTCGAATATGATGAAGGACGTAAAGGAAATCAATACGAAGATAAAGGATCGCGGTCTGGATGGTTTGGTTCCTCGCGCTACGGTACAGAAGATCATCGCAGCGTCGAAGGAATCACAAACTAAAAAGCAGATAAAGGAAGCCAGATATAAACGGACGGAGTTATAATATATTGCCGTAAAGCCGGCAATCTCCCTGTTTCCTCATTACTTTATGTACCAATTTGGGAAGGTTTTTATGTGTTAATTCCTTGACGGATGGAAGGTACTGATTTTCTACACACAGAGCAAAAACCTTCTGTAAGCATTCCAGTTGTTCCCTGTATTGCCAGGTGATATCGAGATAACTGGTATCAAAGAAGTTGTCAGCCAGGTCAGAATAATCCCCAGGGTACCAGCCCTTCTTCTTGCACATATCGCCCAGCACGGTACCTGGATAGGGCATGAAGATGCTTACCCAGGAGTAGGCCGGTTTGCAGCGAATATTAAACTCTAAAGTTTCTAAATCTTCTTCTATGGTGGCTGTCGGCATGCCGATGATGTTCTGCACCATGAGTTTGATTCCCCAGCCCTTGAGTAACCGGACGGCGCGCAGAACGTCTTCATGCCGGACATTCTTTCTGTTCATCATGTGCCGCAGTCGTTCGCTGGCTGATTCCAGGGCTATCCGGACGCTCATGCAGCCACTTTCGGCCAGGAGCTCCACCCGCTCTTCGTCTACCTGGGTAGGACGTAAATGACAATGGTAGGGCACATTGATATCCTTTCGATATTGCACGCTGAATTCCCTTAACCACTTCATGGATAACCCAAAGCAGCTGTCCTGGAAATAGACAAACTCCGGATCGACTTCATTTATTTCTCTAATGACGTTATCGACCTTCCTGGTCTGGACCCTGGGGGTCCCAGGGAACAATTCAGCCCACTTCTGGTTGTAGCAGTAAGAGCAGTTATACGGGCATCCCCTGGTAGTAATGAAGTCCCGTATCTTCATGCCAGGGAAATCAACCCTGTCCGGATACGGGTATGCGTTAATATCAGGGAATTTGAGGCCTGTTTGCATTAAATCCGCTATTACCTGTTCAGCCTCCCCCTGGATTACAACATTTGCCCAATCGCAATCTGACTTAAAGAAGGTCGGATGCGGGCCGCCCACGATGGATTGGCAGATTACCCGCCGCCTTATTCGGGCGTTTAAGGCTTCAAACTTCCCCTGGTCGCCGGTCATGATACTATATCCGATAATGTCCGGCTTCCATTTCAGAGCTATTTCTTCGGCATGCTCGATATCGACTATCTTGCATGCTCCCCCAGCTTGTTTTACCACTGCCGACAGGTACATTACTCCCAGGTTTTCCATGACTTTTGATTTGCAGACGAGAAGGACACGTTTCATATTAACCTCCAAAAGTTACAATTTTATTGACTTCGGTATGCTTAACTGGTAAAGTGTTTCTCCACTTTTGAGGGAGAACCTATAGTAAATGAGAACCAATGGGACCAGCCTTACACTGGAAGAGCGCCAGGATATGATGGAGAAGATACTGGCGGTGGCCCAGGACAGGCTGTTGCAGCACAAACTTCGCGGCGTCAAATTCAAGCAGATTGCTACCGCTACAGGTTTGCCCAAAACCAGGGTGTCTGAAATATTCAAACGGGTTTACATCAGCAAGAAGGCGCTTTCGCTTCTCATTGAGCATCAGTATCTTGATTTCACTGATATCGAGGCTGCCGGTCTGACGGATGCCCAGCTCGTGGCAGTGCGAGCATTTACTGGACAAGTTTAAAGCCCCCCTTTGTTTCCAGCTTTTCCGTCATAAAATACTGAATGTCACAGAAACATTTTCCTTCGTGATTCAGTTTGGCGCCGCCTACCCAGGCATAAGGGGTAAAGTCGCCGTAATCAACATGAATGAAAAAGCCGTTGATCTGTGGGCTCCGTTCGTCCGTGTGCTCCCATATGGTAATACCCAGGTCGTCCTGCTGTTTTGAGATATCTTCCTTGTCTTTTGTGCAGTCGACACCCAGGCCGGAAAGCACCTGTGTCAAGGCTTCCTCGAGTAATGCGACAGCCCGCTGAATTGGTTCCACATGTAACTTCTGCTGTTGATCCATCCTGGCCAAAAGCTCGTCTTCGGAAATCTCATAACGGGATGTCTTGACGTGTTTCATATCTAAGGGATTGGGCTTGCTCATGTTACTTTACCTCCGATGATTTCTTAATGATTAGGCATTATACTTGTTCCTATTGCGATCCCGATACACAGCCACATCCACCAGGGACCAACGAACGCTTGAGCAATAAATGCTTCCATTATATTACCTCCAATTCCGGCATGGGAATAATAAACTTCCCCTTCCATTTCTTGATGTAGCTTAACTGTTTGGTAATTTCCCGCCGCAGGTTCCAGGGCAGTATCAAAACGTAATCCGGCGCAATCTGGCATAATTCATCTTCTGTAGTAATCCGGATATGGCTACCAGGTAAATACTTGCCCTGCTTCTGTGGTGAGATATCCACGACAAACGGAATCGTATCAGACTTGATTCCGCAGTAATTAAGTAAGGTATTCCCTTTGGCCGCGGCTCCGTAAGCAACCACTACCTTATCGCAAGGTATGTCATAAAGACGCTGCATCAGTCTTCTCCGGATACCTTCAACCTTGTTCTGCATACCTTCGTAGTATTCAATAAAGTCCATGCCCAGGGTTTTTTCTTTCTGCAAAACCTCTTCCACGTACTTTGTAACTTTTCGTTTCCCACCTTCATGCTGTGCATATATCCGTAACGATCCACCATGGGTAAACAACTCGTCGACGTCAAACACCTGCATACCGTGAAACTCGAACATGTTCATTACAACGCCCAGTGAATAATAAAAGTAATGCTCATGGTAAATGGTATCAAACAGGCAGTCTTCCATCAAGCGCAACAAGTGCGGAAACTCCATCGTAATAATTCCGGACGGCTTAAGGCATATCCGCATGCCCTTGATGAAGTCGTTGATATTAGGCACGTGAGCGAAAACATTGATCCCCAGGACAAGATCGAAGAACGGCAGCGTCTTAGCCAGTTTGGATGTAAAGAATTTCGGGATAGCGAATATCCCCTTCTTGTTTGCTTCGGCTACTGCCTGGGCCGCTGGATCAATGCCAATACAGGGTATCCGTCGTTCAACAAAGTGCTGCAGGAGATACCCGTCGTTGGACCCTATCTCGAGCACGTTACTTTCAATATTCAGCCCGTACTTATGGATCATCAGCTGAACGTATTTCTTCGCATGCTCTACCCATGACGATGAATGCGAAGAATGATAAGCATAATTATTGACGAAGATTTCCGCGGCCGGTTTGTATTCCGGCACCTGGACAAGCATGCATTTAGTGCATACGAATACTTTCAGCGGGTAGTATATTTCCGCATCTTCCAACTGCTCTCGAGTAAGCAGTGAATTGGATGGCGGCTGGTGCCCCAGGTCAAGCATTTCAAAGGTTAACTCTGCTCCGCAAAATTTACAATTCACGCTTCCCTCCTAACCCTGATTACAGTAACTGTTTATCTGCTCGTTCGTCAACACCATGCCGTCATAGAAGTGCTTATACCAGTACATTGCTGTCCGGACGGCCGTTCTCATGGTCCATTGCGGCGTCCATCCCAGCTTCTTTCTGGCTTCCGTACTGTCGATCTTAAGTAGCTGCACCATACTCGGGTGCGTTTCCTGTTCTTTGACGATAAACTTGACTTCCGGCCATACCTGCTGGGCTTCCTTGAGCACATCCAGGACGGTCATTTCACCAACGGGCCCGAAATTCCAATTCCTGGCAATCTCCTGCTCTCCGTTCATTAATCTGGCTCCCAGCATCAGGTATCCGCACAGGGGTTCAAGCACATGCTGCCAGGGACGGGTAGCGTTCGGCGTATGGATTTCCACTTCCTGGCCGGCAATCGTCGCCCGCACAATATCCGGAATCAGGCGTGCATACGCCCAGTCACCGCCGCCGATAACATTACCCGCTCGAGCGGTAGCAATCATGGGAAGAAACTGTGAGCGATAGCATTCGATAACATGCTCAACGCATACCTTTGATGCCGAATACGGGTCCAGGCCGCCCAGCTCGTCGTTTTCCCTGTAGCCCCAGCCCCATTCCTTGTTGGCATATACCTTGTCCGTCGTAATCATAACAATCACGGGCGGCTTTTCGACGTTCCGGCATGCCTCGAGCAGATGAACGGCGCCCATAACATTGCTTTCGAATGTTTCCAGGGGTTCATGGAACGTTCGTGCTACAATGGCGTTTGCCGCAAGGTGAAAGACGATATCCGGCTTCCAGTGCTCGATCATGTTATAATTCTCCTGGATATTGCCGTGCTTTTCAGTCACCCTGCTACACAGGCCCAGGATATCGTAATGGTTCGGCTCCGTGTGCGGTTTCCTGGACAGGCCATAGACGTCGGCGCCCAGGTTGACTAACCACTGGCATAGCCAGCTCCCCTTGAATCCCGTGTGTCCTGTTACCAATACCTTCTTGTCCTTGTACGCGTTTACCAGATTTTCCATTCAGCTCTCCCTTCTCTCCATAGTTTGTTAAGCTCATGCATTTCGGGTAATGTGTCCATGCATCCCCAGTAACCGGCATGCGGGTGTACCATCAACTGCCCGTCAGCGGCCAGCTTGTCCAGCACGCCGATTTCCAGGTCACAATCGTCGCCATTGTGCAGATAATCGAATATCTTCTGATTGAATACGAAGAAGCCCCCGTTAACCATCTGCTGGTTGTTCTCTGGCTTTTCGGAAAACGAAGTCACCATCCAGCTGTCATGTTTGATTTCACCAAATCGCGGCTTCGGGTGAATGCCGGTAACTGTAGCAATCTTACCATGATGTAAGTGAAAGTCCAGTAATCGCTGCATATTGACGTTACCAACACCGTCGCCATATGTGACAAAGAAGTTTTCCGCGCATGATACATACTTCCTGATCCTGTTCAACCTGGCGCCCTTTAACGTCTTCTCGCCGGTATCGGACAGAGTTACTTTCCATTCCGGATTGTCTTCCTTCCACCAGTGCTCGTAAAACTGGCCCTTCTCTACGGTAATATCATTGTTGATTACCGCGTAGTGAGCGAAGTAATTCTTGAATACCTCCTGCTTGTAGCCCAATGCCAGGACAAAATCACGTACACCGTAATGGTAATACAGCCGCATAATGTGCCATACCATGGGCTTGCCGCCAATCGGGATCATGGGTTTGGGAACAAACTCCGTCGCTTCCTGGAGCCTGGTACCGGTACCGCCGCATAGGATAACTGCCGGAATGTCTTTCACTGGTCCTCCTATTTAGATTTGATCTTCTCAAGGGCTTGCTTGAGATATTCAGAAATATTATTATGATGTGCGTATGATTCAGCCATCCGTTGCGCCTTTTCCAACGCCTCCCGCGCCGTGGTGAGGTGGGCTTCATATTTCTGCTTGCAAGTCATACAGGCATCGGTGGCATATTCTTGCGTTGCTTCCAGTTCCGCAACCCTCGCCTCGGCTTTATCTGCCCTCGCAATCAACTTCTTATACATCGTATATTTCATGGGATTACTTGGACTAAGGATGATGTTTAGTTCCTCTATTTTCCCCTCCCGCTCTTCAAGGGCGGTCAGGAGGTATAGATAATCACCCAGTTCCATGTGGAATGTGGCGTCTGATGTTTCTTGCTCTGATGGTTCATACTTCTTTTTTATCTCTTCAATCCTGTTCACCGTGGCCTCCTTTCAATATTTAAAATAGAAGTAGATAAGAGTAACGATAACCAAGCCAATAGTTACACCATGGATTACCTGTACGATATTTGGGCCTATGTCTATAATCATCCCTTACCTCCTTGCAAATTTCTCCCTTTTTCTTAATCTGTCCGTTTCTGTTATATCGCGCCACGCTCTAAAGATAATTTTTCTGCCCCTACCCCATTTGATATGCTTAAACTCCATTAAGTGAACAAGGCCACAGTCACAACAGGCAAAACGATAGTTCTTTTTAGTCGGCCTTTGCCACTCGCCTGCTTTAGTGGTCAAGTAACTTCGTTCCTTCACCGTGGCCTCCTTTTCCTGTGCGGCTTCTTTAAACATTTATCGCATATATTTTCTTCTCCACAACACTTTTGGCATTCATCTCTGTCTGTACAAAAATCCTTGCCACATACCGTACATTTTCTGTTTGGTGTAGATATTCCGCTTCCCATTTCTGATCTATCGTATGTTATGCATCTAGCTGGTCTCATCTTTTCTCTCCTTCATCTGCATCGCATGAATGTAGCACTTCAATGCTCTAACTATGTATTCGTCTGCATCCTCAACAGGTGGACACTCAGCGGGACAAGCAAGGATTGTGTGTATGGTGAGTAACTCGTCATGACAGGCTTTGTCCCTCACCTCGGCTTGCCCTGCCCGTTCTACAATAGGGCAAAATGGACACTTGCAGTCTTTCTCCATACCTCTTATTCGCTCTATCTCCCCTTCCCGCTCTTCAATGGCGGTGAGGAGGTCTGCATTTGCTTTCTTTTCCTGTTGCCATAGATCGTACCATCCATTCTTGGCGGCTGTTTCTACCTTGATACAATCTCCCACCTCGTTATAATAATATATTGCCCCTTCCTTTTCTTCAATCCTGTTCACCGTGGCCTCCTTTTAATATTTACACCAGAAGTAGATAAGAGTAACTATAACCAAACCAATAGTTACACCATTGATTACCTGTACGATATTTGGGCCTATGTCTATAATCATCCCTTCCCCCCTTTCAGCCAAATTAGCAACTCGGCGGCGTCTGCGATATTTTCCGTACTCGCTATAAACATTAACCAATCTTTTAATTCTGTGTTGTAGTAGCCAACCCTGCCACCAACTTTTGGTGAGCAACTTCCTTTCCTGTTCAGTTTTTCTTTCATGTTTCATCTCCGTTAAACCCTTCGGGGAATATTTTGTAATCAATAGGGTGTTTTCTCAATCCCTCGTTAATTCTACGCTCTAGTTCCCTTCCCTGTTCAATACACAAATCAGACCATCCAAGTCTTAATTTTGTCCAATTACCTGTTTTCCCTTCTTTTAGAAACTCTGCAAAGTTCCCAAATGTTTCCTCGAACTCCGGCAAGGAAATAAAATGAACAACATCAAGATCGCGTGGGAGCTTCTTTGTCAATGTGCTTCCTACGATAACTATTTTTCCTGATGTAAATTTAATCATCCCTTCCTCCCTTCAGCCACCCTGCTGCCAATTTTGCGAAGCGGGTGGGGTTATTTCTTTTTAAATACTTCCTCTAATGCCTTGATTCCGTTCTTGCCTAACACGAAGCCGCTGACGGGTTCCTTGCGAGTCCACATATCCTTTATGAGTTTATCGTAAGATTCCCTTGTCAACTTCCTCTCCTGTTCGGTCAGGTCGTTCATAGCTTGCCTCCTAATCCGCAGTAACCCCTGCCGTTGGGATAGCCCTCTTTTATTACCCACCGCCACATCATACACTCAGAGGCGAGGCAGTTCGATTTATAGTCGGAATAATCAATGGTATTTCTGTTCATGCCCATCACTTGAATATTGCGTGTCATTGGACACCATTTCTTTTTGGCTTCATCTTCTGTCATAGTTTCCCCTCCTTGCCGCATTCTCCTTCTGTCGTTCTTTCTTTATTGGCATAGGCAATTGCATCATGGTGCGTACACCAACTGAAATAAACTCCCTTTCTTTCCCACTTACAATCCTCGCACTTCCTCTCCGGTTTGGTCAGGTTCATGGTTTCAGCCTCTTTAAATTATGTTTTTCCCTTAACTCAATTCCGTATTCCTGGAGCTTGTCAACCAGGGCATGAATCTTTGATACTGTCGGCTCCGGCAATCCATGCCCTTTGCTGTCGGCACCCAGGTTGAGAAATTCCGGCCTGATCCTGTCGATCCATGCCGCAAGTATATCCACATCAAAATCAAGGACAGGTTCAATGGTAACGAATTTGCGGCCGCTCACTTTTGTCATGGCTCGCATACGGGCCGATGGCGCAGGTGCTTTGCTGATAGTCGGATTGTCCCTGTTGGTTTCAATGGTGCAACCCAGGATGTAATTTTTAGGGACCGCCGCATAATCAAGGTACCTGTCAGGGTTTTTGGTCTGGAAGACATAGGTGTTATGCGGGTACTGATCGCAATGTGAAATTATCCGCTGAATAAAGAGCTGTGGCACATCTTCCGCGAAAAGATCATTGCAATTTTCTATGAAGATTGTTTTCCCTGATCCGTAATCAACCCGAAATTCCTTCTCTATCAGGCGTAACGGCCCCTGATATCTTGCAGGTCTTCCCCACTTTGGATTTTCCACATAACAGTAAACGCACTTGTGTGGGCATTCACCGCCCAGGTGGGTATGGGTATGAGTAACCCAGGGATACATATTACCGACACTTTCTTTCAATGGCATGGTGTACCGTCCTTTCAGATTATGATAATGGTCCTTCTTTCATGATGTACCTTATGCTGTGCGGAAGAATAAAGAAACGGGCGTCACTCTTTTTGGTAAAGACAAGATCATCATTTACCCAAAATCCGTTTATGAAATCAAGGATACTTTCGCCCCAGGCATGACGGTGCTTTTCTTCAAAAACATACTCGCACCGGTACCTCAACTTCTTCATGCTAACCTCCGTAGCCACCCGCCTGGCGCCGCGGTAATCATTGCCCGTTGTTCAATTTCCCTGTCGACAACAAACCTCTTATCGCGTGACATAAACTCCTGGACCGCCGTATAGGGATTATCCCCAGGGCCCCAGGGCCTATCTGCCGGCTTCTCTTTCATCATCAGCTCAATAGCGGTATCGAAGACGATCATGTAACTGCCAGGAGAAACAAAACACGAATACAGGGCCAGCTCCTGCATGACGTGACTGTGGGTATGGTTGGAGTCCAGGCACACCATTACCGTCTGCAGGATATTCTTTCCAATAACTGTCCCTATTAAATCTATGACGGTGGTTGCTATACTATCGCCGGTAACGGGCGTGATCCGGCCTGACAGTGGATGCCGCTCCAGGGCCCTCCGGTTATGGTAACGCAAATCATTGTCAACAGTGATTACGCGCCCCTTCCCCATAGCTTCCAGGATCGACGCATAAAATACCGCCGTGCCGCCGAATGCCGTACCCGTTTCAATAATCAGGTCCGGCTCCAACTTCCATATAAGCTCCTGGAGCACCATCAAGTCTGTGGGATACTGGATGATCGGCCGGCCCATCCAGGTATAGCGCTTGGTGAAATCAATCTCCACCAGGTATTCCGTGAAGGTACGGATTATCCCCCGATCTGCCCATGCTTGGTTAATCGACGTTTTCTGTTCGCTTTCCTTTATGTATTTTTCTACATATTCGCATTTCTTCCAGTCCGGTACCTTTATCATATCCTCACCCCCAGTATATCCGCTCGTTTTCTCCAGAGCTCACTCTTCCCCAGGATGCTCAAGAATCGCCCATACTCGTAATTCCCCGTCCGGTACAGTTTCTTTTTGCACAGGGACATACAGTAATAAGCGAAGGCGTGATCCTTGTACCGCTGCAGCACGTCCTCGAAACACTTGAGCGCCGTCGTATAATCCCCCATGGCCATGCGTTGATTATGCAGGAAATTTACATCCAGGTTCATCAAATAAACTTCCTCTTCCAACTCTGCAGGATCAACCCCAGGGACATTGATAATATACTTCTTGTCCACAATGTCCTCGATCCGCTGTTTCTTGATCCATCCGTTGGCCAGGCACCGGTCATACAGCGCACTGCCTCTTACCGGTGTCGCCATGTTGAGCCCTGCCCAGTCCAGTTTTATCTCGCGCAGGAAGTCCAGGGTTTCTTCCCGATGTTCGGGCGTTTCTCCAGGCATGCCCATGACGAAGAATCCATGGATAAAGAAGTTGTATTGCCGGAGCATATCCACCACCGGCTTTACCTGCTCGAGCTTGAGCGGTTTCCGGATCAATTCCTTGAGCACGTACGGACTACCGTTTTCAATGGCCAGGTAGATTGTATCCATGCCGGCTTCCTGCATGAGAAAGCATAGCTCTTCGTCCATGTAGGCAACAGACACGCCGTTAGGCAACTCCACCCTGATATGAAACTTCGCCAGCTCGCGGAAGAGGTCCTTTGCCCTGTCAGTGTCCAGCAATATTTGGTCGTCGTAGATCGTGAGCACTTCCATTCCGTAATGATGAACCAGGTAACCAACATGATCCATTATGTTATATATACTGGCCTGTCTTACCTGCTTCCCGTGTATCATCGAATTGCTGCAGAAGGTGCACTGAAACGGGCAGCCCCTACTGGTCATAAGGAAAAATTGCCGCTTGTTCTGGTTGTCGATGAATGGTGAAAAGGCCTGTTTCATCTTGTACGCATCAACGTCGACGTAGCCATAAGCAAGATCAATCACGTCATTGAGATTATAGACAAAGGATGGCTTAACGGGCCGCCTGTTTCCCAGTGATTCTCGAGTTACCCAGGAGTAATGATGATCCAACGTGTATTGCCATTCCGACGAATACTTTATCAAATCCTGTATGGGTAATTCACCTTCACCAAAACAAACCGCATCCAGCTCCGGCTGATCCTTAAGGATTTCCTCGTATGAATAAGACGCGGCGGCGCCCCCCAGGAGCGTGACTGCTTTGCAATTCATATCCTTGACAAGCCCCAGTAGCCGGCGCAGGTGCTTATATGAATTGTCGAACATCATGGAAAACCCGACGATATCCGGCTGATAGGTTTTCATTAATTCCTTTATCGTCATTCCATAAGACGCCGGATCGGGATAGTTGTTCAGATCAACCACCAGAAAATTAGCGTTGGCATCGTTATAGCTGACAAGGGACAGGACGCCATACGGGAAGGCGTGATAACTCCGAATCTTCGCGCCGGTACTGTCCGTTTCCACCATGTACGGCAATACAACCATGAGAATTGTCGGGTTATCCCGCATAGAACATTACCTCCTTGAATATCTTGTGCCAGTGTTCGATCATTATGTTCATATCGTACAAGGAATTGGCGTGCATCCTGGCGCGATAGGAATGATCCATCCTTTTGTCAGGCATTCTGTGAAGCATATTGACATAATGTTGCATTTCCTCAATATTCTTACACAGGAATCCTGTTCCTTGAGATATGATTAACTGTTCAGCACCATTGTCAAACGCAACCGGAACAACACCCGCGGCCATCGCTTCCCCCAGGACTTGTTCACATGTACCATAATGATCGGAACGCAGGGGATACAGGAAAACATCCAGGCTGGCCATGAAGCCAGGAACATCGTCAATATGTCCCAGGAAATCAATGTACGGATATTCCGTTTTTGAGGGGATAAATGCCGGCTCACCACCGACGTAGAAATTCGCTTCCGGTATAACGTCATGAATGCAAGCACAAATTTTCAGGAAATCGCCGCTCATTTTTTTATAGTCAACCGTTCCGAGATACCCGATATTAAATCCCATGGTACTGTCGCGTTTAATATTAATGAAATCCTCGATACCACCAGTAGACCAGACATTATCCAGGTGCACATGCCGTTTGTTAATAATATCCGCGACAACTATCGGATAATTATACTGTTCTATCCCTCTATCCTTGAAAATGATCGGTGACGTGGCAACGAAGTAATCCGGCCGGAAAAAATCATCAACGGGAATCTGGAAATTCTTATGGCACCAGTAAATCAGGTTCTTTTTAGTATGCCGGTAATTCTCCATGAAATTAACCAGCATGCGGTGGTCCCAATAATGGACAAGCACGATATCATATGCGTGAATGATTTTGTAGAAGTCGTCCAGCAGGTGATCTTTCATAACGTTCTCGAATGCTGGAATACCGTTTTTCCAAATAATCTCTTTTGCCCAGTCATTGATATAATCCAGTACCGCGATAACGTGATGACATTCCTGGTCACGTTTAACCCAGTTAAGTAACACCCTGCCGACGCCGCCGCCCAGGTGTGGTGTAATGTGTAATATTTTCATCCGTCCTCCTTCGTTATGTTGATTTCTCCTAAATATTTTGCCTCTTTCCCATAGACCTTAATGGCCCCTTCCCCTCGTGTGATTACCACTCCCAGCTTTCCCAGCTCGAACGCTGGATGATTGTAGTCAAGCTGATACTTTTCCCTGATAAGATAGCATAAATAAATATGCAGTTGATTTCTGATCTGGTTCCAGTGTTCGCCCCAGCCGATACCTTCTATCTCTTTCCATTCCTTGTTGTAGTCTTTACAGTTAAGTATTTCCTCTTCGCGTTCTGTAGAAATAAGTTTAGCTATATTTACCCATATGTCTATCCACACAAGCTCCCAGGTCTGCACGCCCATCTGTGCACCTATCCGAGCTCCTATATGGCTCCCGATTTTTCTGTCGATTGTTTTTTCTACTTCACATAATATTAAAAACAATTTCCATGGATCGGGCATTTCTGTAGCCGTCAGCAATCCCTCGTCCTTCCATAATGGCCGCGCTTCTTTGATCTGGATTGCCGGCTGAATGTTTTTCCCCAGTATTCGGCTATCACAGTAATCACAGGCGTTCATGCTCTTTTTCGAATGAATATATTCCCTGATCGTTCCACCTGGGACGGTTACAATATCTAATCCCGCTTCTTCGAGCCCCAGTCGATAGGCACTGGCTGCAAAAGGACACCGGAACAACTTCCCGTCTGTCATGGTAACCAGGTTCGTGGCGACACAGTTTTTAAACAGCTTGTTATTTTCTTCCGCAGAACGATTATTCTTACGAATATTCGCACAGTCGATCCAGGTATCAACATTGACAACCTTGTGCCATATTTTACGATACTTGAAGTTATAAATAAGCTGTTCAATCTTCTTTGACAATGGCCCATAATTGGAAATCACAACAACAACTTTTCGGTGAATTAGGGCATCAATGTTCTTCGGCATAATCGTTCCGTTCGTGTAAACGACTACCCGCTTGATCTTAGCCTGGCTTGTCGCATATTGCACGATCTTCTCCCATTCCGGATGCATGAATGCGTCACCGCCGAGTATTCTGGCTTCCATTATTTCATCCACATTCAAAAGCAGGGAATGCAGGTCGCTTATTACTTCAAAAATGTTGATATCCCGAGGCTGTTGGAAATATTGCATGAGGTTAGAACAGTCCCGACACTTAAGCGAACACCGTTCAGTTATCATTATGTCCAGGCTACGAAGGAAGGTATAATCCTTCTTCATGAATGCCTGGTGAGCGATTATGCATGATTCCGTCTGATAAAATTCCTCATTAATAATAAAGTCCGTATTGAATTGGCGTGTCTGCACTCCTTCAAGGATAAGGCCCCCAGGTATCCAGTTATCGACATTTTGTTCATCCAGGGTTTCTACTACATCCTTTATTGAAAGCACAGAAATGATAAAGGTGCCAGGTAACCACTGAACAGGGATTGCGGAAGATTCATAGACTGGCCGATCACAGCACAATTTCCCTTCTGCTTTATTTTTATCGTAATCTATAAATCCGATAATCTCTATTCCATGGAGCTTACAAACCTCAAAAATCCGTTGGCCAACAACGTCCGTACCGCATATAATTATCGGATAGTCACTTCTATTCAACATGTCTATTATAACATCTTTCCTGCTGTGCATCCGGTAACTGTACACATTATCCATCTGGACCCCTTTTTCAGCAAACTCCTTTACCGTACGACTCAGGTTATCAATGAAGCGATCAACTGTCCGAAGAAAGCCGGTAGCTATGTTGTCATTATTGAAAAAATAGACATTCAACGCGTTTCGCAAGGGCTCAAGGCTGTGTGAATTATTATTAATCGCCGTAATACTGGAAGACTTATTATGCATCTGAAAACAGTATATCGGCTCGTCAATCACAGAAACACCGCTGGCAATAGTTAAGCACCCGATATTGAACACGCCATCTTCTCCTACCTTTGTATTAATAAAAAAAAGGTGGTTATCATCGAGAAACTTTTTCTCGTACAGTCTTCCCCAGCAATGAGATACAAGATAGCAGTCATTGGTTAGCATATATTGCCGTACGCACAGAGAAATGCCTCCTTTATCCAGGAGCAGGCTTTTGATGTTGCCCATTCTGCAAGGTGGCGTATTTTTTATAATGTATCCGGACGGTGATTGCCTGAATGCACTACCAACGACTATCGGAGCCCTGGACACTTCATAATCATCACGTAATGTCTGCAGTGCATGAGGCAGGATGTAATCATCAGCATCCAGAAAGAATATCAAGGACCCGCGGGCCTTCGCCATTCCGAAATTACGCGCTGCACCGACACCCATATTCGATTGCGTGAGAATCGTATAGTTTCGTTTCTTTGCCTTGCTTATTTCGGCAATACTGTTGTCCGTCGATCCATCGTCGACAATAATCAGCTCGAAATTAGCATATGTCTGTGCCATCACGCTCTGGATAGCGCGGCCGATAAACTTCTCCGCATTATATACCGGAATAATTACACTTATCATTTCATCCCCCATTTCACCTTGACGTAGACCATCCCCGCTCCCAACACCAGTGCTATGCTGTTCCAGATAATTACTGCCATCAATCCGTACATGATTCCATATACCAGCCAGAAGCCGATACCTACAGTAAAAAGCACACTGAACGTCAAGCTCATGTCCCGTGCACTTTTTGATTTGAAGGATTTCCATACTTGAGGGATCATGCTGACTGTCGTCAATAATCCACCGATGAACCCAATGACTTCCTTGATATCCATGCGTTATTCCCCTATTGAATAGTAAACGTTTTCATTCCAGTCCGGACACCTTAACTTACTTTTGTTGATACATGCCGGAACGGGAAAGTTTAGAAACGGGAAGAGATTAAATAATCCTGCCGGACACATATGATCCTCTTTATTGAATGTCGGGAAAAAGATGATTTCACCAGGTTCGTATTTATATTCACACGGACCATTGACAGTGATAACTTCCGCATGGATAACGTCACGCCAGGGCGTGGGTACCACTGGGCCAAATCTTTTTTCATAGGGCCGCTTCTTTACCATGAAGTCCACACCCTTTTCCGCGGGACAGCATACCTGGCAATCGCCTTGTACATTCTTACCATAATTGGCGCCGAAAACAAACCCCAGGAAATAGGGATACAGGGAATGAAACGCAAAAGGACATTGATTTAGAAGAGTAAGATACTCCCTTCCTTCTTTGGGGTCGTCCTTGTGCCATGGA